CCGACCAATCACGCGTCAGTACATCAACCGTGTGTTGAAAGAGATTGCAACCACTCTCCAGCTGCCTTACCAGCTTTCTACTCACTCTCTACGCAAAACATTTGCAATGATGCTCCGCAAGAACGGCGCTGATATGAAGCACTTGAAAGAGGCGTTAGGCCATAGCTCCGTAGCTATCACCGACCGCTATATTGCGACCTTTGATGATGAGACAAGTAAGTTTGTAATAGGCATTTCATTGCCTTTGGCCGGTGAGCTAACAGAGGATAATCAATAATGAACCGCTCCCTATTTTCCCTAAATCTACGCAAGAACGAGTTCAAGCTACGCCAGAGAGAGGCGAGCTACGTGGACCTTACCACCAGCCAAAAGAAAGACGTTCAACGTCTATTGGCTGCTGGGTTCAGCAAGAAAGCGATTCGAGGTGTTTTTGGTTGCTCTTACGAAGCGCTGAAAAGCGTTAACTTGGGTTGTTAGTCATGGCGAACCGAGAAACCAAAAATGCTTACGCTTACTTTGTCTCTAACACTGGATACCGGTTCATTAGCGAAGCCAAGCGCGGAAACACGCTCAAGGTGACGATCCCAATGCCGGAGGGCGGCTATTTCTACGCGTCCGTTGGCTATAAGCGGATCGGTAAGCGTCGAGGAATACGAAAGGCCGTTAATGTTAGAAACAAAGCTGGCAAGAAACTATGGGGCAAGCATTGGAATCGCGTTCGCCGTGAATTTAACTTGCTGTCGCGTTTGCCTCGAAACCTAGAGCCGGTTTTCTGGACCGACAATACAGGCCGTAGGTATTACATTTCGAGTTACTGCACTTATGAATCTATTTATGACCGCAAGCAAGAAAAGCATTCATTAAAGGCGAGTATAGATAAGCATGGCCGCATGGGCGCTTATGCCATCGTAAAACGTGCCTTGCTGGAGGCGTACAAAGACAACTTAGAGCTTATGTCGTACATGAATCGTAATTTGGGGGCAATGTTCTTATAATTGGTGGCGGTCTGAGATATGGCCGCCGTTTATACTCATTCCGAACAACCTTTGCATTTCACCTATTTAAAGTGGTAGTATTCCCGCAAATATCCTATTTACCACCAGCAAAAGGACGATTTGCAAATGTCCAAGACTTTAAAACCTCTCTTATTAGGCGAGTTTAAGCGCCTTATCGAACATGGCCGAGACTTCAATATCACGGCCCAAGAAACCAAGAACAACAAGTACGCGCTCATCGCGATCGACAATACAGAAGCTAACAACGTGAAAGCCTATTTCGTGCGCCACAACCGCACCAATAAGGAGCGCATCTGGCGCTTAGATACGTTAGGCAACCTGTTAAAAGAATGCGGTATCCGTAAGTTCGAGGTTCGCCCTGTATGTGCATAGCTGGCCTGTTCTCTGACGAAATGGACCGCGTAAGGACTTACCACGATATTAAAAAGCTGGTGGACCACGCGACCGATGAATCATTCCCGCTTTCGTTTATTCATGGCTATTTGTGCAACTGGCGCACAACGATGGGCTTTTATGACGACGAGAAGCAAGCCGCCACCAGCTTACAAGAGAGCCTACACGCTGAGTTATTTCATACATACGTCAGCATGGTTGACACGTTCGCCTCGCTCTATCGTGACGAAGTAGTTGCCGAACTGGAAAAGATGGCCGAGCTAGTGTGCCGCATCGATGTTCTAGAGGATGAGGACGACGACCACGAATGCGACGACGACGAAACAGACTGTTATCACAGCGAGTACATAGCTGAACGCAATAGAGCCAATAAGGCCACTAGACAAGTGGAGCAGCTATCCGCAGAGAATGACCAGCTACGGGCCAAGCTAGAGGCCGCCACTAAGCGAGAAAGCGAACTTATCGCACTACTCGAAGCAGCAAACATCGAGTACCAGTAATCACTATTGAGGCTAGGAACATGAGCAAACCTTTTGCCAAACAACTTGAGTTCATCCATACCGTGTATGAGGTCAAAACAGATCTTTTGGTCCATCAACCTATCAACAAACTACCGTTAGAAACATCGCTGTATCGCATCGCCAAGGCATTAAAGCCTAAAGTTGGCGTGTGCTACTACAACATGGCAATGCTGGTCTTAGAACTGCGCTCACGCAATATTGAGGCGACTTACGTGTTAGGTGTTTCAGATCTCGGTGTTGGCTTTCTTAGCGGCCATGCGTGGATCGAATTTGACGGTAAGCATTACGACCCAACACTAGAGCTTGGTAACAGTCAATTCGGGTTAGCAGAGCACTATTTTGAAGTGAAGCGTTATAGCGCATCTGAGATTTGGGATTTCGTCTGCGAACACGACAACCTACCGCCAGTATTCCCTGATTCTCTCGATGAGTCTTACTACGACCGCGAATACCAAACAGAGATCCGCAAAAGGCTGAAAGAATTAAACACGTATGCGGCCTAGTGTCGTATTTCATTTATTGCTTATTTTAACTGCTTACTTTTTGAGTGTCGCGTTATGGCTCTTTATTGCGTTACCGCGTCACTCTTTCAATCTTGAGAAACAATCATGAGACTTACTAACAAAACAAAAATTGCTCTTACTGCGCTGGTGGCCGTTCAAAGAATGGGCGAGGGTTCGCCGGTTCGCTTGGCTGATATTGCACAAAGTATGGGTGTGTCTCTTTCTTACTTAGAACAGATCTTTGCCAGATTTAGACAGGCAGGGATCATTAAAACTTTCAAAGGACCAAACGGCGGCGCAACGGTCAATGGTGAGGTCACGGTTACTGCGGTTGTTAATGCAGTTACCGAACCACGCAAAGAAGATAATTGCGAAGTATGGGAACGCGTATCGAGCGTTGTTATCGGCCAGCTAGACAACATGACCATTCAATCATTGGCGGCCAAGGGCTAAATCAATGCGTTGGTTCGTTGTTTGGCTTCCTTTTATGCTCTTTGTCACTGCAATTGTCGTGGCGTTGGTTAAAGCTGCGTGCACGCCAATCATAAGCAAGGCGCAACGTATCGCGCTCAATAACGAGATCATCTATTGCCTCGATGGTTTGGTTAGTGAATCCCAAAAGTACGTAATGGAGCGCAACTGCAACCGCTTAAACCGTAAAGGTGAGCTTATTGCGGATCACTTCGGCTTTACTGCTAAGAGCAAGAACTAGCAAAGTTTTAGGTTGTAACTATGGAAGTTCGTTTTAAAAAAACTGTTCGTTTATTGCCATTCGTTCGTTTGAACTTTGGCAAGACTGGATTCAATAGCGTGTCTATTGGAGGTCGCCTAATTCGGCTCAATATAGGCCGTGGGGGCGTTTATTTGTCCGGTTCGCTGACTGGTACTGGACTGAGCTTTAGAAAGCGTCTGAATAAGCCAGCGGCCAAGGAGAAAGGAAAATAACCGGTGGATGAGATAAGTTACAGTAGTTATCAAGCTTGGAATGATCTTGTTTATGCCCGTTGCGCTATCTCTGCGCGTGTTCCAGAAGTAATGATGGTATCCACGCCAAGCAGTAAGCCAGAAATTGAATGGTTGAATCGGGCCAATGAGGCCAAGCGATACGCTAAGTTCTATATTGGCGCCGATATCAAACCGATAGGCCACATTAAGCCGCCTTTACCCGTCACTGAGCAAGAACTAGGTATCACGATTAGCCATAATCCGTTCTACTCATCACCTTTTAGCAAAAGCATTGTGACGACTGCGGTAAGCGCCGTGCTCAATACAGGCCGACAGCACCACCAGCGCAAGGCCGAGTACATTGCGGCCCGTTCTGGTAAGTATTGTAGTCATGAGGTAATCAAACGCTACATAGGCTGGAGGAATGGGTATTTTTCGCTTCCCGACTTCATTCAGTTAACGACAGAGTATGAACTAACCGAGTATCAACGCGATATGCTGGACGTTCTAGTGTATGGGACAAAGCGCAAACGCGCATAGACGACAAAGGCCACCGGTTTGCAGCTGGTGGCCTTTCCATATTGGAGGACTAGAGGACCACCACAAGGACGGTCCAATAGCTGACTAGCTCATCAACTTAGTGATGATAAAGCCAATGTCGAGGCCGTGAACCAGTTCGACAAATCCCCAAGCCAGCATGAAGCGGGTAGCTTTGCTGATTAGCTGGGAACAGCTTTTAATGAACTCGGCGGCGGCCTTTAGGTTTGTTTCATTTTCTTTCTTTGCCAATTTATTGATCGCGATGGCGAGTGCGATTACTACACATATTTTTGGGAGCATATTGCTTTTTTTTAAAACTTAGAAATTAGCGATGCTCAAGTCAAATTTATTTCGAAAAAAATAAGGCCACCTTGCTGGTGGCCCGTAATTCATAGTTTTATGGTCTTAACATGGCGTATCACTTCAAGACAGAAAGGACAGGTTATCCCGCCTCTCTTAACGGTCTTGTAGTCGGCCTCGATCACGTTGTCAGTGTCGATGGCATCACCACACAAAGTACGCTCGGTATCTGCTGTGTACATGGCGCACCAAGTCTGGTCCTCGGCTGGTATTACGCCTCGCGACTCACAATGCTTGAGTCTGACTAGCTTGTTCATGGCTACTTCCCTGTAAATTCCTTGCACTGGTTACAATAGCCTTGTTGTGCATCAAATGGACTCCAAGACTCCGTGTGGCACTTAGGGCATACAAAGTCGGGTATAGACTCGCAACGGTCCGGATTTAAGCGTCTGCGTAGCGCTCGCACGCTCGTTAACTCGTCTTGGTGTTCGGTGATGGTGAATCCCATCTTAGCGATCAATGTATCTAGCACGTTCTGGAACAGCTGTACTTGTGGTGGCGTAACCATTCGGCCATCAAGCTCATAATCTCGCATTTCCGGAAACTGGATCTTTGCCGTTCGTAGTAGCTCGTCTAGGTACTCACGGCGAAAGCTGGTTACTTCGGCTATCTTGCTGTTAATGAATGACTCATAGTTACGGGCTTGCATTACTAGCGTTTGAATTTCTGTATCTGTGCTCATGTTTCTATTTGCTCTTATAGGTAATGGTCGCGAACTACTTTGCGGCCTAAGTCAGTAGCGGTGTATGTGTTATCAGTGAACTGCATTAAGCCTCGTTCCACCAGCAAGTTAAGGTGTCCTTGTGCTGGTGGAGATACAAATAAGGCTTTTGGTGTATGCCAGCCATGCTCGCGATAAATGATACCGCCGTCAATCTCGCATGCTGCAAGGGCTTGAGCAAGGGCTATCGTTATATCGAGCTTTTCGGCTAAGTCTCTCACTCGTTTGGTCTGGAGGTTACGGGCCTTAACTTCGGACGTATGACGGATAAGCGCCGACACGGTTTCCGGTGATGCTTCTTTAGGTGTGTTGACTTGTATCAGTAGGCGGTTGAACTCATGCTCATAGTTCTCTATGTCATGTGGGCGGCCTTGTTTGGTCAGATTGGCATAGATCACTGCATCCAGATCCCCATTTTTGCCGGTGATGCTGGCTTTACGTGTCCAGCTGCGAACCTCGGCCAGTTCAACGTTCATGCGAAACGGTGTTTCTTGCACTGCAAAGCGGCCACGCAAGCCGGTGTCTGGATCAATGTCGAGTAGTTCGTAAGGCTTAGTGGTATCGATAAACTTAGGCTCTGGTGTGAACACCTTAGAACCGGCCTCGATGAACTCAACGATGCAAGAGCCGATAGTGTAGTTTCCCTCTTTACCAACTTCCTTAGCGTAGCGGGTGAGGTCCGTTGAAAAAGTGTAGTTTCCTACCTTGTATTCAATCATTGCTATGTCCATTAAATGTTTGTTTGTTCTGACTGTTTACTATATGCGAATCGCATTAGTTCAATCAAGTTATTCCGAACATATTAACGAATTGATGAGCAAAAATGAAAAAAGCCACCGGATTTGGTGGCTTTAAGTGGAGCTTTTGGGTTGCTGGTGGCTTTTTAGTGCCAACAACCTTGACCGTTGAAGTAAGACGGGTCACGGGGTAGCTTGCGTAATGTGTACTCATCACGTAAGTAGCGTTTCTCAAACTCGCGTCTTTTCGCTCCCCAAGCTGGCAGTTCTCGCAATACAGAAACAACGCCTTGGATCTCTGGCGACTCGAAACGATAACCGCGCTCTAAGAGGTCTTGGAGGACAGGGTATAGATCTTTATAAACTCGGTTTGCATCAGCTTGAGAGTCTAACTGGCCTTTCATCTTCATGAGAAGTGAACCAAGCGGTGATGCTTTACCAAGCTGGCTAAGAAGTGCGTTCATTAGATATTACCTTGGCTATGTATGTGTTTAGTATCAGCTGGACGAAAAACACAAAGTAGTAGTCTGTTGGTAGCGTCTGATCGCTATACAGGACCATTGGATAAACACTTTCAACGATCGTCATAATCACAAAGCTAACGCCGATACGCGTTCTTGCCTTGATGCTAATCGCATCGATGTTTAGATACGTAAGAAACAAGCACACAATCACTGCGTAGGTGATAAGCGCAGAAATGAAAGCAATGATCTGTTCGCCAACGCTTGCAACCATACCGTAGGCATTAACAAACGCCGAGCCGATGGTCAGCAAGGCAAACAAAGCCGCTGCTTGCTTCTGATAGTTCTTGTTTTTCAAAACCTAATTCCGTTTTATGAAATACATCAGCAATATACGGCCTGTTCGAAAAATAGGAAGCTGATTGAATAGCTATAATTCCGTATTGTGGCTGGGAGTCACACCGATATTTATCGTTAGTAATAAAACGCTCGTTAGTGTTCTAGGCCAACGCTTGTTAACCAGTCTCGCCAGTAGTTTAAGCGGCCTATGCGGCTGGTAAAGTTGCGCGTTCTTGGGGAATGCAGTTGCCACCGTTCGGATCGGGCCTTGGCTGCGGCCACATCAAAACCGGCGTATTCATCCGTAACGAATAACCACTTGTGATGATAGATAAGGGGGTTTGTGTTGCTGGTGGTGCGCTTACCGCTGGATAGGTTGAGAGTTTCAACAATGACCGGTTCGTGCTGGCCGTCGAAGTCCTCGCACCGGATCAGTGCTATGTCTCTTGTTGTGAGGTCCAGTCGTACAACATCATATTGAAAATCCACCAGCTCAAGAGCATTTAGCTCATGGGTGGTCAAATGCTCGCTTGCGTAGGTCCGGTGTACCCAAATATTCGAGCTGATACGCTTACCAACGCCGTTATATCTCTTTGTGCTTGTCATGTTCCACCTAAACGAAAAAGGCCGCCAGAATCGCTCTGACGGCCCTATATTAAGTGGGTTTTGGCTATACGTCTCGCAACCAGCGCATTGTCACAGCGTAGCATTGCATGAACTTGACGAACTCGGCACGGGCCGGATCTGCGAACCATTGGCCCGTACAATCATAATCGTAGTGATTCTTAGCGCCGTGTACGTTCACGCCGTAGCTAGCGACTCGATTAATTGCTTCTTCTTCTGATTCCGCAGTGACAAACCATGTTACGACTTCGCTATCTTGCTCTTGCTGAGTTACCGAACCTTTGTAGTGTTCATCTGTTTTGTTTGGCATCCCGCCTTTACTCTGGATGTTCTCAAGAGCATAGCGAACTAGAGTGATCGTCGCGTCCTTTGCTTGTCCAGCCAGCACGCGGCTAATAGTTCCCTGATTAATACCGTGGCCCGTTTCTTCTTTGACGGCCTTTGCAACGCCTGATTGGTCAAGGTCAAGGTCACTCATCAATAGAGCAATTGTTCTGATATCTTCGTTATACATTGTTGTGCCTCAAAACTTGTGTAGTTGTTTGCCAGTGTCTAGGCTGCGAACGCGTCGAACTAAGCGCCATGATGCGTTAATGCGGTCTTGGAGATCATCAAAAACGCTCGCTAGATATTCGCCGCTACGTTTGGAGTAGTCGCGTTCCAGTTCGGTGCGGCTGTTATAGCTTGATTGCCATTCAAGTATCAGTTCACCATCAAGCTCAATCTGGTGAGTGTTGTTAGCGCATATACCGGCCCATTTAGCGGCGGCCTTAGCTTCTCGCTCGGCTCTTGCTGCTGCTTTGGCTTCATCTTGCTTTGCTCTGGCCGCTTTCTTTTGCTCCGCTGCTGCTTCTCGCTGGTGGCGAAGTTCCATATCTTCTGCGATAACGTCGATTTCCATTAACGGCATTGGTTTCCACTTCATGATGCGTTGAGCTAATAGCTCGGTCATGAACTCCAGTCCATTTAGCGATCGCTCGTAGTCGCGTTTTTGCTTGGCCGTAATATTGGCCGACTTTGCTAGTTCCTTTGTCTTAATCGCCATATCTTCAAGCGTTGCTTTGTAAGATTGCATAAAAGGGACAGCATCATCATGGCCGTAGTGAGGCTTGTTTGTGCCGTGGCATTCGCCAGACTGAAAACCGTGGGCGAGTGTGTATCCATGCGCGACCATGCGACCGTTTTTAGTAGCAAAAGACTTGCCGCAAACTGGACAGATACCGCGTAGTTGGATTCTTGTTTTAGTCATTATCGAAACTCTCAAAGCTGGTGGACGTGGCCGCCATCATGACGGCCAACATTGAACGATTAGGACCAGATAGGTGCGGCGTACTTTACGACTTCTTTTAAGCATCCAAGCGATACCCATACCGTTTCACCATCATCTAGTTTGACGCAGATTTCATCTGGCTGGCCGTGGCCGTAACGATCGTCAAAACCGCCTTTAGAAAAATTCACCACGCGTAGCGGTGTATTGTTTGGGGCTTTACGCGAACGCGTAAGAGTGACAGTGCAATCGATGAAAGTTGAATGACCATCGCGCATCGATGTGTCCTTGCAGTTATCGATATACCATTGCGCCGCCGTTTCGATTTGCTCTTGAGTGGCGTTAACTTCTGCGGCATTGAACGCAACATTGTTGTAGCCATTAGAGTAGTTTTCTTGACGAATACTGCTACCGGTCCAGATCACTGCAATTGAATAAGCGCCGTCATTGTCGTTGTAACGGTGATCTACCCACACTACGCATTCGCCATCTTTTAGAAATTCGTTAACCATTTTAGAGCCTCGAATATTGCTGATTGAAAAGGTTTGTTTGTTTGCTTGAGAGTAATATATGCGATTCGCATATCTTTGAAAAGGGCTTTGCGCACATTTTTTCATAACAACAAGGTTGATTGACGTTTGTAAGGTTACGAACTGGCAAAGAAAAAGGCCGCCAGAATGGATCTGACGGCCTTTGTTATCTTGTGGTGCTGGTGGCTGTTATAGCCACGTCTCAACGATTACTGCGCTATCTCTTGGGTCACGCGGTAACGGAGTACAGGAAGATGGCGCGTATTCGCGAATGCCCTCTAGCGTGTCAGCAAGCACGATATGAGGTGTGTGCATCGTCTGACCAGCTAAGATCGTTAATAGCCTTGCTACATACTTATCGCCAAAATCTAGCGTGTTGTGGGTAACAACAAACATCGGAAGCATGCCGACCACGATCGCGGATTGGTACTGCTGCCAGAATGTCGCTGCTGACTCATGAATGACGTTTTCCATTTATTCGACTTCTCCATCATTGAAACGGCCAACCTCAATTTGATGGATTATCGTATCGAGTAGCTTTAGTTCACCAGTGCATTTGATAGCGGTTTCAAAATCTTCTTCACCAATAGCGGATACCTTGATCGCCTGTTTTAGCTCAATCGTCTCGCGTAGGTACTCAAGCAACATTGGCTTGCTCATCGTCGGAAAATTTTTAACCTGTTCGGTCTTGGCCTTTCTGGCTGCAATTCTCTCATTTCTTAGCTTGATAGCTTGGTCGTTCCGGTCCTTGGCCTCGGCTTCACTCTCTAGATAAGCAATGTAATCAGGGTTCTCTAAGTCACTCTGACGAACCGTTGTAGGTAGGTCCACAAACGCGGGGCTATCTTGGCCGTTTAAGAGCGCGTAAAACAGCTTGTAGATCTCCAATTTCTGAATGTTTTCTGGAGTAGGGTTCTTATTGGCCGTGTCGATAAGGTCCACCAGCTCAAAGCCGCTCTTGATGGCGTTGGCCTGTTCGTGGCCGCCGTCGATAATTTGCAACCAGCGATCATCAATCCAGCTGCACTCTGCCGCAAATGCTTTCTTGCTCGGCCACACTAGAGCATTGATACGGTTTGGATTATTGGTGTCTGCTGTAACAGCGATTACCTTTGCCATGTTTAACAGTCCTTATGATGAGTAATGGCCTGATAGTAAGATGGAATAACGATCGGGCTTTTGGAGCGGTCATATTGGTTGATGGCCCATACAATAGCACGACAACACCATTTGTAGTTGTAGCTAAGACGTTTTCCGCTTAACCACTCATAATCCCAATCATTGCCCTCATAGCCATGCAAACTAAGGTTAGGGAATATCTCTGATTCCCATTCGTCTATCGTACCAGCATGACGGTATTCGCATAATTCAGCGTTTTCAAAGTGCTCGATAGCATCATTTTTGAATGCTTCGGTTATCGCTTCAATGGTTGGGTACTCGTCTTTTATGTCTAAGCTTAAATGCACGTAATACTCAGGAATGTATTCTTCTGCTAGGTAGTTAATGCGCTCTTTGATGGATTCGAGCACATAGTGGCTGTCAAACACCTCGTATCCAGCGAACCGGCTAACGGATTGCAGTTTCTCTCCCCAATAGCCGTAGTTAACACGTAGCTTGCTATCACGGAAAAACTCGAACATATCGAATAGACGGCTGAAAACAAACGTACCCATATCGCCGCTAATGCACAAATGACCGTTCCAAGTGGTAATGTCGAAATAGCGGTTGCTGGTGTTTGGTTGCTTAAAGCGTAGGTAACGACACACACCGCCATCATCATTGATGATCGTCATTTGGTGGTTACGAACGTCTTTTAGGAAGTCTTTTTGTGTCACTGAACGGCTCATCGTGTCTGCTCTCTTTCAATTTCAGCTAAGATCTCTTTTGCGGTCTGCTCATTTAAGCTAGGTTCGCGTTCTTTGCTGCATTTAGAGCAAAGGCATTCGCCGCCGCTCTGAATGATATGAGTCAGATTATCTAGCAGTGAGCGTGTTTCGATAGCGCTAGGCGCGTTGCTGGTGGCATTGTTAACGCCAATAGCAAGGAAGTGACGCCCTGAACGGGCCAGCTGAACTATGTCCATATCATGAACCTTGGCGAGTTTAAGTAAGGCCGTGGTTAGTGCACCAACCATAAGGTGCTCTTTTTGAATATGAATACCGGACCTTTCTGCCATCATCGGTGCTACCAGTTCTAGGGAAGCCAAAATAGAACTAGCCATCTTGTTTGTTGTTACTTGGAACGCTTCATCTACAGGCTGATCGTTAATGCTCATGTTTTTAGTCCTTGATTAATGGGTAACGGTAGGTAATTCGGTTGTTAATGCTGGCTGTTCGAATCTCGGATTGAATCCCGCCTCGAAAGGTAACTTGCCTTGTTCGTCAGGGAAGAACAGTTGCACAAAGCTGATCTCATTTTTCACGTACTGCGGGTTGTACTTGTAGAAGTCCATCGTTTGTACTGCGATTTCATCCACCAGCTGTTTAGTCATTGGTATGGCGGCAACATAAACGGGCATGGATTCGCCCTTTGGTGACTGTATCAAAGAAGTATTTCGGCCCAGCTCTACGCCGTGCTCATTCCAATGCTCAACCAATAGGTTAATGAGCGTTACAGCGGTGGCGTACTTGCCACTCATTACAACCACATCGGGCCAACCTTTTTTAGCCAGACCAATGCTGTAACTAAACGCACTGGTGCATTGGATAAATGATTCGTAGCGCTCGATACAATCACTCATTTCTTGGTGTTTTTCTTGCCGTGTTAGTAGTGCCATAAGGGGAAATGCTCAGTTAAATAGGTTTTGTTGGTCGCCGCCGTCTTTCTTTGGATACCAAAGCGTGTAACAGCTGCGGTCGCCGCTTGCATAAACGCCATTACGCTGCATTCGATAGACTGAATCTCGTTCAACGCCGTGAATATTGGCGAAGTCAGCGGGGTCTTTGAAATACTCAGCAATAAAGGCTTTTAGTGGCTGGATTTGCATTAGTTAGAACTCGTTTGCGTAGGCCGTAGCGAGCGATAACTTGTGATGAATGTTTCGCTCGGTCGTATCGGCCTCAATGAACTGATCATCATCGAGGATGAGAGTATTTAGCGTGGTGTCATGAGCTATCTTGTGTTTCTCGATGAGGTAAACCGCATCACAAAGGTTCGTCATAAACGACACTTGGTTGCTGTCGCGTTCATACATGGCCGCTGCGTTCGTAACGGTTTCATCAAAGAAGCAAGAGAGGCTAGGCCAGCTGTGTTCCTCGGTGGTGGCGTGCTCTTTAAGAGCGAATAGGTGGCCCACGGTAAAGGCGGGTTCGTTAATCAGTAGCTTTAGCTGGTGGGCCAAAGAGCCACGTTGAATAACGGCCATATCAGGGGTTAATTGCTGGTTATTGCTTAAAAAGCGTTGAATTAGATTCATGCTTAATGTGCTCAGATTTGTTTGTTTGTGGCGGCCAAGATAATGCTTTTTTTGTCGGATGGCAATTAAAACCATTCCGAACAATAAATTTAATTGTTGCGTTTCAGCTTTGTTCTAGTTGATTAAATTATCTGTTGCATTGTTTTTAGATGCTGTGATAGATTCCGCACCATTCCGAACAAGCTATCGAGTAGCATAGAAACATGGCTTATAGAAAAATCCCTACCAGCAAAGGCGATACGGTCATTTTGAGAAATGACGGTGTATTAATCGTGCTTGGTATAGACAAGGCGATCGGTCCTGTTGGGAATATCTGTGTGTCGTGGAACGTTGAAAGCATCGAAATTGCAGAGGCATTTGTAAATGACGCAAACGCCGAAAGAATACGCAAAGAGCTGTCTCGTTTTTCGTTTTGCGCTCAATTTGTAAACCAATTAAGTGAGGCTTTGAAGAATGCCAATACCCAAAAAGCAACTCAGCTTGCTGGTGGAGTTAATGGAGGCGCTACCGCTCGACGGTACGGCCTACGAAACACCGCCTCAAATCGAGTATATCCCGCACGATGAGATCTACATTGGGTACTTTGACACAACCGTAATCGACAAGATGCAAGCGCTTGGAATTATCCAACTACTCGCAGTACAGGACGATGAAAGGCAAGTGTTGAAGATCATCGAGCGCGAGGACTTCTTAGCAAGTTGGGCCGCTGGTGTTAATGAGGCGCGTAATGGTGCAGATCTCCATTATGCAGACTACAGCAACAACCAGTACGCGTTTAGCGCCGGTTACGAACACTGGCATAACCGCAATAAAAAGGCGTTGAAAGGGAAATTAACGCACTACTCAAGTGATATTGAGTACGTCTGTCACGGGTTCAAGGACCAATCAACCAGCGACATTTGGCAACAAATCTAAATTAGGAACATGAGCAATGAATCACTTACAAGTAGCGCTACTACAAGACATTTTACTATCGCCTAAAACTGGTTATGAACTAACTAAGTCTATGAAGCATGAGTGTGTTTGGCGTGCCAGCCACCAGCAAATCTATCGTGAGTGTAATCGTATGGATAAAGAGTCTTTCCTATACGCGGAACACAAGCCAAACGAGGGTAAGCCAGACGCGAAGATCTACCACGTAACCGAACAGGGCCAAGAAAAGCTCAACGAATTGAAGAACGAGACTCCATACAAGCTTGAAACGTTCAGACACCAAGCTGTAGTGATGCAATTCATTGGGGGCTGTGAAGCTTACTTTGAACAGGGCCGAGAAGTATTAGGTAAGGAAATCGAGCGACTAGAAAATCAGATTGAGAAAGCAGCTGGCACGCAGTTAGCGGCCCGTCTAACGTTCGAGCTTAATATCCGTAAAGTTGAGCTTGAGTTTGTGATTAGCAATCTTGAGGAAGATGAGGTATGCGCGAAGTAACAAAGCGTTTTTATGATATGCCGACCATTCGCCGGTTCGCCACGGCTATCAAGAACAATCAAACGGTCACACTTAAATCGGATGTGTTAGAGCCAATATCCCACAAAGTGTTTCCCGATAGCGTTGAGTTTATTTGTCGAGTAGTAGGGCATGCGTCTGAACTTTCTCGACCGGTATCAGCAAGGCTTGAACGCTCTAAGATTATTTCTCGATAGTCCAGATACAACAAAACCGCCACTAGGGCGGTTTTCTTGCGGCTGGCGAAACAAACAAAACAAACTCTGAACAGCAATATTCAGACAGCGCCAGCCTTTAATGTTCCCATTGAACAAGCAATAGAAACATGAGCAACACGAATACTAGGGGGTTTTGATGGCTTTGACAATAGCGCAGAGGCAAGAAAGGCAAAGAGTTAAGCAAAAAGAGGCCATGCAACGAGCTAGAGACAAGCAAATTGCCAAAATGAAAGATCCAGCTGAAAAGGCCAAGCGACTCGCTAAGGCCAAGAAGAAGCAGGATCAGCGTATAGCTAAGATTTGTTCGCCAGAGTACCAAGAGCAGCAACGGAAAAAGGCGCTAGAGAGGGCCGAACGGGCAAAGGCCAAGCAAGCAGCAAAGCCACCAGCCAAGCGAAAAGCTACCAAGGGGTTAAAAGGCCGCACGGCCCTAGCAGAAGAACAACGGGTGATGGACAAGATCGGTACGCTTCCATGTATTGCCTGTTTACTGCATGGCCGAGACAATCCGATCGTCTCATTGCATCATGTGTTTGGCCGTACTCGCATTGACGCGCACAAGTTCGTTTTGCCGCTTTGTTGCTGGCATCATGACACTTTGCCGGAAAAGGAGCAGCGCGAGCAGTACCCTGATCTATTACCGGTCCACGCTAAGGGCAAATATGGTGGTAAAAAGCAATTCAGTGAGCACAATGGAACAGAGCTGGAGTTACTGGTTAAAGTGTACGAAATGCTCGGTTTATCGCTCGAACCATTGAGCCAGTTCGATATAATTATTCCGAACTAATATACATAACACTAAGCTTTTAGTGATAAGCTAATATTCCCCGTCTAAAAAAGCGCTTCAAGGGTCAATCAATGGCAAAGAAGCGCATAGCAATACTCACGTTATCCTCCGGTGAACCTCGATTGATGCTGGCTGGTGTGGATAACGGCCAACTATTCATTATCCAGTGTGACCGCTTAGAACGCTCCATGATGAGCTTGAAACTCACGCTACCAGACAAGCTCAAGAAGCTAAAAGACAAAGGCTTTGTTGTGCTGGTGGATGAGATTTTGCCGTATTTCTACAAGTACGGTCGAGCGGTCCGACTTTCTGATCTCGATGCCAGTGGCCGTCCTATCATCGTTGCGGCGATGGAGGCATACAACAACCTACACGCGCTGGGTGGTATCACGTACCCGCGTGATGCTGGTGGCCGCTTCGAAGTATCACCGTCAGTCGTTGACGAGGTAAGAGGTACGGACGGTAAGACCGTATATAACATCGACTGGAACGAGTTACAGCCTGACACGTTCGCTCTCATGTTTGCGGTCTACGCGGCCACGCAAGACAACCTACTGGACCGGTCCTCTCTAAAGCAATTCTTCGCTCAACTAAACAAACCGAAAGAACCAGAAAAGCCGATCCAACGCCTACAGCGTGTTTTCACGCGCAAGGACGAAATGATCGCTGATGGCAAATACAGACACGGGGGCGAAATGGAATGAGTAACTTATCTCGACTCTCTGACCAGAACATTGCCGATCCGGTCCTACGTGCACACTACTATCGCAACGTTATTGATTATGTGAACACCGTAGACAGTGACTTAAAAGACTATGAAATCAAACTTGATGAATCGTACCGGCCTGATTTGGTCGCTTTCCGTGCTTTGGGTGATGCTCAATTGGCGTGGCTTGTATTGCTTGTCTGTGAAGTGGACGACAGCGCCGAGTCATTACCAGTGGGTGAGACGATAAAGCTACCTAAAGCAACTTGGGTGCGCCGTTCTATGCGTGAATTTATGGATACATACGGGTTGTAGCCATGCCTAAAAAGTTCACGCCAGAAAAGACAGACAACGGCTCTTATATTTCAGCTGGCCTCAATGCCAAGCAGTTTAACCAACTGTTTAACAAGATTGAGCAAGCGCAGAAGAAGAACCGCCGTAATGCCAAGCGCACGCTAAAACCAAGCACGCTTACTAATCCCACCAGCAAGGCGTTAAAGGCGCTCGGTGAAAAGGCCAAAGGGCAGCGGTTTACCAAAGACGACTTAATCAAGTTCGATAAGGCCAGACAGCGACACAAGGAAAAGTACGACAGTCGAACAGCTGGCGTTACGTATCACTTTCTGGTGAAGAACTCGCGAGAAATCGACGTTAAGCGTGCCAATAACCGTGTTGATGATGGTTCGGGTATCACTAGCGCGAACCTGTACGCCATCAAGAACAACGTTGCACTGGTAAACGTTAAGGCTTCGAGTGTTTCCAAGCACCAACATCACCGCGTTAAGGTCCGTTTCGAGCAGTGGGATGAGTTACTACAAGAGCCGCCTAATGGTGATTACAACAAGGCGGTACAGCTGGCATGCGCTGGCCGTATCTCTTTTGATTGCGACTGTGGCCGTCACCAATATTGGTATCGCTATTTAGCGACGATGGGGAACTACTGTTTAGCTCCACCGAAAGAGTTTGCGTTCCCTAAGATTAAAAACCCTGAGTTATCGGGCGTTGCGTGTAAGCACGTTCTTAAAGCCACAACAATGCTCCAGTCATTAGCATGGCAACGCATTTTAGCCACGCAGATGAAGCAGCAAGCTAAACGCGTGAGCTATGGCAGCGATAACAAGGCGTACTTCCTCAACGAACAAGAACGCAAAGCAGCGGCCAAGAACCGCAAAACCAAAGTAGACCAAGACGCGGCCCGTCGAGAACATGACAAGTACATGCGCTCTCAAAAGGCCATGCAACGCAAGCTGGACCAACAAAAACGCGAAAGCGAACGCACTAAGCGCCAAGCGAGAAAGATCCGCAAGCAAAGCAACAAGATTAAAGAGCTAAACGACATGCTGAAAATGGGCTTCCAGAACTTCCATGACGGTTACAAGCTCCAAGGCAAATCTAAGCAAGAAGCGATAACAGACTTTGCCAAAATGATGAACGTTACACCGAGCAAGTTAGAGAGGATCGTTAAGTGAGTGAAGTAGTACAGCCAGCGATTAGAAAGCCTCGCTTCCAAGGCCATGAGCCATTCAATAGCGTTCTAAGAGACGATTGGATAAAGGCTATCAAGTTATCACCTGATCACTTTGATGCGTCCTTATATCGTCCTGTAGGTCCAGAATCGACACAAACCGAGGACGGCTACGAGAAAGAGAACGTGTTAGAGCTGGACACTAACCAAGATAACCTAACTTATGGTGATAGTGAGCTGGTGGCCGTGCTCGATTGTCCGGATGAGCAAGAGTCGTTTTTCATGATGAATGATGGCGATGCCAATCTAGGCGAATCTATCGAACCTCTTATGCTTCGGATCGGTGCGCACAACATACCGGTAGGCAGTGTGCTGGAGTGGGACGAAGAAACGGCCAGCGGCATAAGAACCGTATGGTGGTACGTACATAAACAGATTGGTTATGGCACTGCTAACGTAGGCGTGATTTATATCTGTATTCCTATGCGCGACTTTAATCAGCCACCAGAGCTAGGAGAGGGCGAAAGTCCGGACCTAGAGCCAGAGTCCGAACCAGTGGAAGATTCTTTACCAGAACCGCAAGAAAACTTACCAGAATCAGGAATTATTGAGCTGTGAAACGAGTTATTTATATCGCAGGGCCAATGACCGGTATTGAGCACTTCAACCGGCCAGCTTTCCACGCCAAGGCTCAAGAACTGGAGAAACAAGGCTGGATAGTCATTAATCCGGCTACATTGCCGCTAGGACTACGACAAGAGCAGTATATGGATATTTGCCTCGCGATGGTTCGAAGCGCTGATTACGTTGTGATGCTCGATGGCTGGGAACAGTCAACCGGTGCAAATGCGGAATATGCGCTAGCCATATCGCTAGGACACACAATTTACGATGAAAGCATGCGGTTGCTATTGCCGTATCAGGTCCAAGTAATAGCCGCCTAATTTCCTACCTATCCCCGTCATAAAGCGCCACTCCAATTAGGAGTGGAAATGACATTGAACACTAGCCGTAAACAAGTACCAGCAAGTGCAAAGGTACTTCACAAACTCGCGCCTAACTGGCGTTACGCAAACCATATTCTTAATTTTGGTTGTGGTCGATTCCCTGACTTAACCAAGGAATATCTGACCAATTACCACAATCAGATCATGAGCGTGACCAATTACGATCCTAATTCCAAGGATGAGGACGTAATCAAGGACATTAACGCCATCGATGCCAGCCAAAAGCGTTTCTGTGTGGTCCTTTGCGCGAACGTGCTCAACGTATGCAAGGATCTGGATTCTGCATTGGACGACTTAGCCAAGCTCGATTTTGATTGTGCCGTTATTCAGATCTATGAGGGCAACCAAACCGGTAATGGCCGTAAAACTCGCGATGGATATCAGCGTAATGAGCGCGTAGCTGCTTACATGCCACCGGTACTAAACCGCTTTGGCAAGTTCGACGTTACGTTACACCGCAGCTTCAAGGTGATCACTATCATCAAGGGCCGCAAATTCTATGAACAAGAAGCGGAAGCGCTGGAGGGCTAACCATGCAATACGGCGAACCGATCATTGAATTTCCATTTGATTATGATGAGTTTGACGGCGCGGTTGAACATACCGAGCTGACCGATATAGATCGGGCGGTCGGTTCGTTCTTCCAGATGATCTTAGATTCGCTGGTGGTAGTGGATGGCAATCGTAAGGAAAACGAAGAATTTGCCCGTTTCGTGTCGCGTGAGAGACAAACCAAGCTATACGCGGGTGAGTTTCTAACACCGCAAGACTTCTTAACCAAGCTAACGGCCAAGACCGGCGAACAGGTGAAGTCCAAACGCAATGAGTTGCTACCAGTGGCCTATATCACTCGCGATCCTGTTGTTGGTTTTTCTGAGGGTAGCGAGTACATCGATGTTACCGCCGCCGCCATGCTTACCAACGCCGCAACCGGTGAGAAGTACGCACAAGTAAACAAGTCCTTTGTGCGCCTAACGTACATCATCACAACGCTAGCTTGGAGCAAATCAACGCTTTCACGTATGGCGCTGGGCCTCATGATGTGGACACGACATAAGAAGCGTGGCCGCAAACATGTATTCCAAGCAGAAACACAATTGGCCGGTTCGCCAGTTCAAGTAAACATCGAGCTAACGGGCATGTTAGACACGATGGCCGAACCAGCAGAGATCGACCATGAAAGCACGCGTTTATACGCATCAACACTTCGCTTTGAGGTTATCAGTGAGATTTACGAGGCCGAATCAATGAGCGTTAAGCAAGGCCGCGTAGAGGTTGGCGAGGGCAAGCTGTATGAGTAAGGAATATTTTCTAGTCCAAAAAGTTGTCACCAACGGAGAGGAAATCAATATCGAGCATGTTCACATGTTCGCTTATATCGAATCCGGCTCAATGGACGGAAATAAACTCATCATGGACGTGATGGACCAAGCCGCTATCTATCGTGACAATTTCAAGATCCAGAAAGGCTCAATCTTAAACGTCACACTGGCTGATACTACCAACCGAGGGGATCAAGTTTGGATTGAAAACTTTGTGGTAGGTAAGGCCACCAGCGAAAACGGCGAGCTAAAAATTGAAGCATTCCACCAAGATGCGCACTTGCTTAAAGAACAGGTGATTAAGCCTCGATTCTTTGTGAACAAGCAGCCTAGAGAGATTCTGGCCGAGCTGTTGCCGCATTTGAAGTTAGAGTGCGATATGTTCGACAAAGGCGCGACTTACCATCTTAATGCTGGTGGCACTAAATCACGCCTTATTCGCATTATGGCCCGTGACTATGGCGCTATGGCCTTTATCAATCGTGGCACGATGTATTTTAAGTCTATTAAGAACATCGCCATGACTGAGCAATTTAAACTTGAGTATTCGAACCCTGACAAGGCCGATTATTCGATCGCTCGATACTCAATCATTGGCGAAGAAGCGCTTTTTGAGAGAGTATTGAACCGTAACTATATCGCTTGGGATACCGTTCAAGGTATGCAGAGCGCTGGCAATGGTCCAGCTGTTGTGATCAGCGTAAACCAAGCCAAGGCGCTCAAGAACCAGCGAGTTTCTATTATCCCCGTCCTCGATGTAGAGCTGACCGGTAACACGCAATTTAAGCCTATGTGTGTTTGTTCAGTCCTATTTCATAAGCAATTACCTGTTAATGAGCTTGATGAATCCTTGCCAGAAAAGCAGATCATCAACCAAGTGGTGCACTACCAATCAGGGAATCGCTATCAATGCCGCTTAGAACTTGGAGTGAAAAACCTATGACCGAGTTTAGCGATAACAGAAAGCGAACCAATGTATCTAATCGGCTCTATGGCCGTTATCAGGCTCAAGTAGTGAACGTGGTACATCCAGAAAAGTTATACATGGTCAGCGTGCGATTGCTGGCCCTTTGGGATGCAATACCAGATGAAGATCTTCCGTATGCAGAGTTCATGTTACCTTTGGGCGCAAAACCAGAGCACGGCCATGCTGTACCGGTCGAAAAGGGCGATCTGGTTTGGGTCGAGTTCCCGCGCAATGGCGATACTCGATACCCGCTCATCACTGGTAGCGTTTACCATGCGCCTAACTATCAATCGAACTTACCTAAAGAGGTTAACGGCATTGCTTACGAGCCTAAGCGCTCCAGCGGCGAGCCAACGCCACCAGCCTATGACCGCAAAGATGATCTCTATGAGCGCTTTGGCCTACGAGAAATGAAAACGCATGCTGGTGGCTGGTCCATTACGCACGTTAAGAGCGGCACGGCCATCGAGATACTACCTGACGGCCAGTGTGTCATTCATACCGAGGGCAAGCAGTATCGAAGCGCTACGGACAATCTAAACGAACGATTCGACAAAGACGTGATTATCAACGTTGGCGGCGGTCGCACGCTACAGATTGGCAAGGATCTACGCATCAACGCTAAGAACATCATCGAGAACGCGGATTTAATCACGTTCAATGGTGGTACAGGAGTAGTAACAGGTGAGTGCATTTGTGCGTTTACCGGCTTACCTCATGGCGATATTTCATCTTGTGTAAAGGCTGGTAAGTAATGGCACTGAGTAAAAGCAGCTTAGAGGCGCGTATAGAGGCCGTGTTTAAGCGTTACGGGTTTAAGACGCATGGTACTAATGCTTTCGCCTTTGTCGTCAGCAAGGCGATTGCAGAGGCCGTGGTAGACGAAATTCAGCAAAATGCGCAAGTACCGGTAACGGGTGGCTCATCAGCCGGCACATACAAAGTGAAATAGTCTATCGGTAATTATTTCTGTATGATTGCACGCTATTTTAGGAATACAATAAATAGCGAAAAATGACAGAAACAATTTTACTTCCTATTCCCTTGCTGGCCGCTATTGTCGCCTTAGTGATTGTTTGCATAGTCCGAATCCATCGGTACAAAGCAGAGCTTAGACGTTCTAAGTTCTTTGCTATTCAGCCGATAAGCTCAATGCCAGAGCACCGCATGTTTAGCAATGGTACGTTAAGTATCATCGTTGATAGTGTGAAGTACAACGGTTGTCAGTTCTACCTAATGGACGGCGAACTGGTAAAGGCGAGCTTTGTTATGGAGACGGGAAAACACGCGTCTCTATTCCGTTATCTAAGGAGTAGCGGGGTGAGGGTGGAGCAAGTATCATCAAGAGAACTAGGTAAGGCCAGCTAATAGCTGGCCTTTTTTTATTTGGGCCAAAAAAAAACCGCCGTGATCATGAGATCCGGCGGAATGGGGAAAGAGAGTCCGTATCCCCACATATCAACGTCAGTTGGCTAGTTAACAAAACATCGCTGCCTTGTCGGGGTGGAGTATAAAACCCATTCCGAACCAGATCAACAAAACAATCAAACAAATTAACTCTCTTTCGTATGGAGGTACGTATGAAAACTGTTTGTATCGTTATTGGTCACAGCCCTAGTGATGGTGGATGTTATAACGAAACTCTCGGAATGAATGAGTATGATTTTAACGTGGTGATGGCCGGTCAGATTGCTGAAAAGCTTCACCGCCGCAACGTTAAGCCGGTCGTTCTATACCGTGATACTTACAACGGCATGATTGAGGACGTGAACAAGACGGGTGCAGACTTCGCGCTCGAATTACACTGTAACGGTGTATCGGATAAAGGCGTTAAAGGTTCAGAGACGCTTTACTGGTCCAAGTCAGTACCAAGCAAGCGACTTGCTGAACGTCTGCAAAAACCGATCGCTGCCTTAATCAACCAGAACAACCGAGGCATTAAGCCTATTGAACAAGGTGGCCGTGGCTGGCGCTTCTTGCGTTATACCAATATGCCATCAGTGATCTTAGAGCCGTTCTTTATCTCTAATGACGACTCATTGGAAATGGCATTAACACTACGCGAGCAGCTAGCGAATACCATTGCTACTGCGCTGGTGGAGCACGTAAAAGGTAGCTAATCATGGCACTACTTGATTTATTCACACCAACCAAGCCAAACAAGCTGATCAAAGAAATTGGCGATATGGGCGACAAGTTATTCACTTCGGATGAAGAACGTAAAGAGTTCTACTTGAAGATGGAACAACTATCGTCAGCGAGCAATAACGTGATCGCGAGAACTGGCCGTGCAGCGCTTATGTGGGCCTTGGCAATGGTGGCGGTGTACAACTGGATTGTGCGTGATGCTATTGGCATTTTCATGCACGTTAACTTACCACCAGCGGCGCTTGATGCTGGCGACCTGTTAAAGCATATCGTCGGAATTATTGCCGGAACGCTATAAACCCGAAAAATATTTAAAATTTTTTTTCGGCCTATTTCCCCACTTCCCCTATAGCGTTAATTACACAGACTTCAACGGCCTAAACGCTCTAAATCGTCACTACCTTAACTAACGCCTATATTTAGTTAAAAATCCTTTCAAATACATATAGTTATACTCACTTTTCACCCTGTTTTTTTCGTCAAAGATCTTAATTAATATCCGAAATTGAACATTTTTTACCGCTCTAATGCGGCGAATTTCATTCCGAACATGTTCTTATAAACAGTAAGGTTTTTGACACATGGCAGATAAGAAGCAAAAATTTAACGAGCGCATTAGCAGCATTGCAGTTCAAGCACAAGCGATGCGCAATCTATGTATCGGCTCTCAGTTTGACGCTACCACTGGTGAGTTTCTAACTGACGATGCGGGTCGCCAGAATGCGATTTTAGCGGCGATTGGTAACGAACCTATGTTCGAATCCCTAAGCCAAGAAACAGCTTTTGGCATGGTTAGCGGCATGCAATCAGCAATCCGTGAATTTGAACAGATTCATGGCGAGCTACCGCGTGACGAAGTTCTAGCGTCTGCATACCAGACTATGAACAACATGATGATGCTTGAGGGCAAATCAGCAGAGGGTTCGACTGGCGCAATGATGCTTGAGTCAATCGGCCAATCGCTATCTAACTCTCAAGGCGTAGAAATCCGCGCAAAAATGGTTGGTCTGGTTCTTCCAGTTCTACTAGATACAGCAACACTAGACGCTGTAACGATGATGCCAGCTGGTGCGAACGAAGTTGAGATCTTCAAAGTTTACCGCCGTACCGGTTCAAACTTTGGTGACTTCGCAGCGGGTACTGAAATCGACCAAGCAACGGTAGGTCAGTACACAGCAATGCGCCAACGCTACGAGTTCGCAGCGGCTCAACGTCCAGACGGTACTAAGAAAGCATTCGTTTTCAATACCGCTACGGATATGAAACACACCAAGTTCGCTATCCCGTTCACTAAGACCTCAGTATCGCTATTTGTGGACCGTAAACGCGTTTGTCGTGATATGGATTCTACAGGCGGCATGATGAGCGGCAAGTTTGCGCTAAACGCAGATACGCAAATCATCATCAACTGTCAGATTGATTACGCGGCGGGTAAGATCGAAGTTACTACAGCGTCAGAAACACCGCTACCAGCTGGCATCGAGCTACATGCTGAATTTGAAGTAGACATCGAGAAGAAACCAGAGCTGATCCCAACTATCGATCACGATATGGATTCTGTAACGATTCGTCCACGTCAACGCGCAGTAGCAGCAGACGCAACGATCCAAGCAATGTTCACAATGCAACGTGAGTTCGGCACTGATCTGAAATCAATGCAAATGAGCCACATGCGCAACACGCTAGCAGCAGAGAAAGCAACTGGTCACTTGGTTGATATGAACTTTGCTTGTCGTCGTGAGACAACTTTCAACGTGTACGTGCAAGCTGGTGAAGATTGGAAACTACATCGTGAACGTCTAAACGAAGTTCTACTTCGCGTATCAACTGAAATCCTACAAGCAACTAAGACAACGGGCCTAACTGGTATCTACGCGGGTACACAGGCTTGTAACCTACTTAAATCGCTAGGTTCACCAGCGTTTGTTGCTCCAGCTAACTACCGTCAGAAAAACTCTATTCACTACGCTGGCCGTCTATTCGGTATGTGGAAAGTGTTTGAAGCACCAGTGGTACTAGGTACTAACGAAATGCTTTGTTACGGTCGCGGTTCTTCTCACTCAGAAGCGGGTTACGTAGCTGGTGATGCTATTGCAGCAACTATGTACACGCATCCGATCGGTAAAGGTCTAGTAGCGTCTAACACGCTATACGAACTGTCCTACGGCGAGATCCACCCATACAACGGCGAGGATTACTTCTACCGCGTCAAACTTATTGACGAAGCACCTCAACAACCAGCAGCGGAAACCAAAGCCGCTTAATGGCGAAGTGAGCGGGTAACTACGGTTGCCCGTTCCCTTGGGGGTACTCGATGAAAGAAGTAACTGTATTCGTAACCAACCGAACACCTATCACGGTAACGATCCAAGGTCGCGTCATTGCGGCCCGTGCGATCGCACAGCCTATCCAAGTATTCAACGTAGACCGCTTTTGTCACGAAGTTGAGGCCGCTTATCCAGACGGTCAAATCGTCGTGTCTTTCGAGCAAGCAAAAGACCAAGAAGCAACACAGCAAACGTCCACCAGCGATGCACCGGCAGAACTGGCGAGCCTTGGCCTGTCCTCAAACGTTGAAAAAGCACTGGTTAAGCACGGTGTAAAGACGGTTCAACAACTCACAGAAATGACGGCGCAAAACGTTATTGACGTGAAAGGCATTGCTGACGCTGGCTTGCAAGAAATTGCCAAGCAGCTTGAAGCAAATGGTTTAACGCTAAAAGAGGCAAATGATGGCGAATAAGATTGAATTTGCAATGGATAACGTCTCACAAGTTGCCGTGTCACCGATCAATGCAGACGCGACAACTAAGCAAGGCACTGGCTCAAACAAGCTTGTCTTTGCTGGTGTAGTTATCTCCCAAAAAGGTAAGCCATACGAAGTATTGCGCGTTAACGCTGACAACTACCAAGATGTGCTAGGTAAGCCTTATCACTCAAGCCTTGGCAAAAACGCTGATCCAATGCGTTCACTGGCCGAAGCAGTAAGCGGCGGTGAGGGTCTGGTTGTTCGTGTTGTCCCAGCAGCGGCAACATACCCAGCAATCAAACTAACCAAACCAGCTGAAACGGTAGTTATCACTAACGAAGCTCTAAGCTACAAAGCCGATCTAGCTCTTGAAGATGGCGAGTTCCTAGCGCTAGCGATTAAAGACGGTGCACCGTCAGAAAACCGCAGCATTACGCTAGAAGCAGCTGACGCGGCCCTATACGGCGCCAACATGTTCGTGCTTACTCTAAGCGAAGAACTGGCAGCTGGTGGCGATGAAACGCTAGAAGAATGGATCGTATCACTCGATCCAGCGGGTACGGACCAAATGGGCGCTCCGGCGTACATCGAGACTGTACTTGAAGAACGTTCAGCGTACCTAAAATGTGTGTGTGATGCGGAAGCGACCAAGCGTAACTTAACAAGCATTGCAGCGACTAAGTTTACTGGTGCAAGCAATGGCGACATTAGCACAATCACCACTGACGACTACGCAGACGCAATCAAAGCGCTACGCACAACGGTTCTCTACTTCAACTACGTTTGCGGCCTAAGCTGTTACGACGAATCGGTACAGTCTGACCTAATGAAGATCTGTAACGACCGCCGTATTTCTGGCTACTTCGATATTGATCCACGCCTAACGCATGACGCAGCGCTAACCGCTAAACAGGGCATGAACCTAAACAACCATCGTGCATCATTCGTGCACTTGCCATACATGGCTAAGTGTCCAGTGTACAAAAATATGTGTGTTTGGGGCGCGTCTGGTATTGGCTTTGCGGCTAAAGCTAAAGGTGTTGCTAAGTCCTCTCCAGTAGGCGGTTGGCACTACACACCAGCTGGCGTTGAGCGTGCGGTTATCTCGCGTTCTGGTCTAACACCGATCAAAGGTGTTGGTGAGCCAAACTTCCAAGAAATGTACAAGGCCCGTCTAAACAAGCTGGCGACAGACGAAAACGGCGCACTGTTCATTGACGACTCTCTAACTTCTTCAACAGCTGAAAACTACTTACGTTTCGAGCAAGTGGTATCTATCGCTGACGCAATCTCGCGTGACTTCTACGCGCTTGCAAATCGCCTTAAACACCAACCTGACGGTACGACTCGCAAAGAGATTACCGATGGCATGGCAGCGATCTTAGAGGGTTACGAAGCGGTAGGCGCTCTAGTGCCTCCACGTAATCCAGAAAGTGACGGCAAAGAAGCATGGCGCTTAGAAGTGAAGCAAGTCGAGATCGATTACTGGAAAGTAACTTGGGCTATCTGTCCAACCGGCTCAGGCCGTCGATTCCTTGGTGAACCAATCCTAATCCGCTAATCAACAAAGGTAAGAACAGAATGACAACGATGTTTAAAGCTGGTTCTGTTCTTGCCCGTCCTTTCCAAATGAAAGAGGCGGTGCAAGAGCCGGACCTAACAGAGACAGCATTTTTTGAGTCAGTAGACGACCAGATGATGCTTGAAGCTATCCAAAAGGCAGCTGTAGTAGGCGAGCGCATGAGTGCGGCAGCGGCTTGTGTTCAGTGGGCGCACGGTGGCGAATCAAGCCTAGATTCACTTGATGCAATGCTATTCGGTTTGGCTGGTGGCGATGCTGACGGCGAACTTGAGCTAACTGACGGCCAAGCGGCTATGTACGAATCTCTACAAGCGCATGCTGGTGAGTTCATTGCGTCAATTTCTGACGCGCAAGAATCGGATCTTCTTGAGCTACAAGAGGGTGATTCAGAAGTGGCAGATCGCATTTTTGAATCGCTTGAAAACGGCCTAGAAAACGTCGATTCCGACGAAGCTATCGCAGAGTTTGCGGTCCGTGAATCAATGATTATGGAAGCCAAGAAAGCCGTTATTCGTGACGGTAAAAAGGTTTACATCAACACACGTAAACGCAAACGCCGCATGAGTGCAGCACAGAAAGCAGCTCTTAAAAAGGCACGCTCTAAAGCTCATTCAGCAGCAGCACGCGCATCACGTAAAAAGTCCAACCGTATTGCTGACGCAAACGGCATGCGCAAGTAAGGGTAGGCAATGGCTGTAATTGTTGGTGTGCCGTCTGACGATGGCATCAGTAACTACAACAAGTGTTACATCACCGGCCACGTTGGCGGGGTAGAGGTTACGGTCATTGGCTACATGACGGATGAGTGTCAACTATCGTTCAGAGCGCTTTGGGAGTCTCCATTTGAGGGCGACACAGTGGGTAACGCTGGCGTACTCGATAAGACAGCCTCAATCACTCAAACAATAGGTGAGCGCACCAGTAAGACGCTGTTTAACAGTGAGCAAGTTTGGCAGGGCAACGAGCCGCCAGAAGTGACGATCACTTTACGGTTTGTTGCCTATACCAATGCTAAATCCGAAGTCGATGATCCGATTAAGTACCTTTGCCAGTTCGCCTCTCCAGAGCTTCAAAATGAAGCACCGATCAGTGTGAACAATGGCAGCGTTCAGCTAGGTGGCCGGATTCCAGCGGAAGCGACATTTAACATTGGCCGCAAAGTGGTAATGCCTATGCGTATAAGCGAGGTTAACTACGATGTGAACGCGCCAAAGACCAAGAACGGTAACTTTGCTTACAACACAGTATCGATCACTGCATCACCTAAACAGATGGTCAACCAGTCAGTCATTCCGAACTATCTACAATAGAGTAAGAGTATTTATTATGGCAGCAGGTCCATTTAACGCTAAAGGCGATATTAACTTTCTAAAGCAAAAGTTCACTAAGAACTTAAACGCTGGTGAAAAGATGATGGGTACTGAGTTCGAGATGAAAATTCTTGAGTACCCTGATTTAACTGTTCTTGTTCGTTCAACGCAATTCCCAGCAATGGGTCGCGCTGACGTGGAAGATTTCGGTCAAATGGGTATGGGTATCATCCAAAACGGCCCATTAGAAAACAAAGGCGAGATCGCGGTAGTAGTGGTAGAGACGATCACTGGTCCAGTTCTTAAAGCGCTACGCAAGATCGTGCGCAATAAAGAAATGGTGACAGTGAGCATTGAGTCTACGCCAGAATCTACAAGCGGTACGGGCGCTGAATCTCACTCATTCAAGCTTGAGCACGTTAAGGTGCGTTCAGATGCGATCGACCTTTCAACTGAAGATACAGCAGCGCTAGTTAAGCCATCTATCACGCTTCAATACAACTGGTGTGACTTCTAAGTACCAAAGTCCTAGTAAGCAAAAAGCCGCTAATCAGCGGCTTTTTTTATCGGGGTATTGCTCACAATCAAGCTAGGGCATAGCCACCAGCTAACATCGAGCTTTCAATCTTTACAAGTGGTGTGATTGCTTTTTTCGCTACTTCGAACGTGTTTTTACTGTCCCATACATCAACCGCGTGCTGAATATTAAGCCAAAATTCAGGCGTATTACCAAGCGCCGCAGCTAGCTTGTTTGCTAGATCAGATGTTAAAGCAGTTTTGCCGTTAATCAGGTTGCTAATAGTGTTTCTATGTACACCAATAGCGCTCGCTAAATCGCTATTACTGATTGCTAATGGCTCTAGAAACTCAAGTTTTAGCATTTCACCGACTGTTACCGGTTTGCGTTTTGTGTTTCTCATTATTTGAATCCTAAGTATCCTGTTGATTGATTCAAAACTATCGCCAGTTTCAAGAACTGGCGACAGTGACTACTAACGGTAAGAGTGAGGGTCTAAGTACGTATCAACGACTTCTCCATCTACAAATTTAAAGATTAACCGATACTGTCTGTTCACTCTTATACAACTGTATCCGGCCAACTTACCATTTAGATGCTCAAATTGATTGTTTGGTGGTATCAGCAAGTCTCTATAGTCGGTTGCTGCATCAAGCATTTGAAGCTTTCTAAACAGGACGTTTTCTAAATTGCTTGGGATTTTTCTATGCGCAACGTCATTTTCATAGAAATCCTCTAGGTATGAGTCTCGAAACTCCATCGTTAAAACTCCGATTCATTTGATATTATAATTGCACAACGAGATTGTGCACGCAAGCACTTTTTGCACAACTTGATTGTGCAGCCATTTTTGATGTGTTCGAGCCTATCGCGCCCTTGGGATTCTTGAGTTAAGATTTAGCTGACCTATTCCCCGTCTTTGAAAATGCCGCTCAACTTGGAGCGGCCATGACACCCAATCAACTTCTCGAAGAAGTGAAAGCACGATTCCCTATCTTGCTTCACGATGATGAGAAAGCACTACTAAGCCTATTGAGAAAGGCGCTCGCCAAGTATCAAGAACTGGCTGGATTCAATGAAAAGCATCGAGTTAACGAGTCTGACTTAGACGAGTACGGCGCTTGTGATTTGCCGCCTTTGTTTGCGGCTCGCCTTGTCGTCAAAGATAAATCTGGCCGGTACGTTAAATCCGAGCATTGGCTAGGCAAGCTTGAGCTGACATTAAAAGGTACTGAGGTATTCCCAATCACGATCCTGTATCTACAAGACGTGATGAATGCCGATCTCGATACGTTCCAGCTACCAGCCACCAGCATTAGCTTGCTTGGTGATTACCTAGAGCTACTTATCAGCATTCCAAACGCCGAGCGTCAACGTCGAATCGCGACCGCTGGCAAGCTCGATACAACCGATATTCCAGCCGAACCAGACCTAGCTATGCGCAAGACAGAGCTTGAAACGTCTATGCGTGCCAACCGAGCTATCGTGCCGCCTATCAGCTTGCTAGGGGGCTAAATGAACCCATATATGCAGCTCGCTAAAAAGGCGACTAGAGACTTTATGAATAAGCCTTGGCAACAGGGCTGGCAGTGGGCCATCGAGATTGAATCCAATGATGCTCCAACGGACTTCGATATTTACGTGAAAGACTTGGATTACGGCGAGGGGTCAATTGATGCTGACACGTTCCAAGTGGGATCGGGTGAGATCGCGATCCCGACTCGCTCCACCGCTGGCGAGATCACTATGACGGTGCGCGACGATCAGAGCGGCACTATCCGCAAGTGGTTCGAGGGCCGACTAGCTAAGGTCAAAAACAAAGACGGCACGCTAAATATTCCAGTTGAGTACGTGTTCAAAATCAAGGTGTTCGATCTTGATGATGATGGCAATCGCAAGCTACGAAACACGTACCAAGTATTTCCCACCAAGAAAGGCAACGTGACGTTTTCTCGCGAGAACGGCAACTCTATTCAATCTTTCCCGCTCATCTTCCAGAAGTTTATGAGCGTGGGTAACAAGGTGTTGTAATGCAAATCCCAGCTTTCCCATTACCAAGCAACATGACGAAAACCGTCAACTTCCGAGTGCCTACCGTCGAGGATGGCATGATGTTTTGCGAGCTTGACGAATCCAACGAAGAAGCGAGCACAACGCAATTCCTAAACCACTTGCAAGACGGGGCAAAAGGCGACTTTAGCGATAGTGGCGCATGGACCGGAGAGGACCGCCGAACGGCGCTATGGTGGATCTTTATGTCTACTAGCGAACTAGGCACGATCCCTTTTAGCTATGACTGTTCCCATTGCGGAAAAACTCATTACTTGGACTTACACATGGCCGAGTTAATGGAAACCGCTAAGGCCGTGCCATCACTACCAAAGACAGAGATCGAGTTTACGGTTAAAGGCCAGCCACATAAGGCCACCGTGCAGCCAATGAACGGCTACGCAGCCGAGCACATCGAGGGCTTACGCAATACCCGTGACCAGTTCGAACCGGAATCAGGCGATTGGAAGAAAGCCGCAAACGAAATGGCCCTAAACGAGCTAGCGCATTGCCTTACTTTCAACGGCCAGCCAGAGGACACCAACGAGGCACTAGATTGGAAACTTGAGCTTATCAAGTCGATGCACCTACGTACCGAGTTTGTGAAAGTATCCGCGCTGGTGGAACAGGCATTGCGCGAAGCAAGACACGGCCTACTTACCAAGTACCATGAGGGCCGCTACTACCTAGTGACCACTATTCCAGAGTGTGATGAATACGTGAAGAAAGGAGGTCCAGCAGCTAGAACGCTGCTATTGCCCTTTCGGAATCTCGACTTCATTACAACGTTTTGATGTCGTCGGTTGGAACGTTCTGATTGAAAACCTAACCATATACGGCGGCCAGCCAGTCGATGCGTTATTCGCAACGCCTCAAGACTTGGCGATCCGTCTTGATAAAGCACTACAAGACAAGGTGAAGAATGGACACTAAACAAGAAGTAGTTGATCTCTCTCTTGTGGTCGAAACTGTCCGAACAGCCAGCGACAAAGAGCTAAGAAAATTAGCCGAAATCAGCAAGAAATTGGACGGAAACCAGCAGGGCCGAGCAAAGCCAAAACCGGTTGTTGTGGCAGTGGATACCAAGCCAATTGAAAAGGCGGTTACAAGTGGCATCGAGAATGCTCAGTTAACAGTTAGCAAGCCAGCGCCAAAGAAACGCAGCGCTACCGCTAGCAAGACTAATCGAAGCGGCGAAATTGAGCTGTCATTTGGCGCACCTAAAGAAAAAGGGGAGCAGCCAGCGGCAGAGTCTACCGCTACCGAGCAAAAGCCAATTCAAGCCGGTATCACGTCTATTGCTGACAAGCTGGAACAAGAGCAAGAGCCACTAGCGAGCGAACCAAAACCAAAAAACAAGGGGGTTGTTCGCCAGACTCAGAAACAGAAAAGCCAGCCAGTAATCGTCAACGTTGAGCAATCAGAAACGACCGCAGAGGCCGTTGATACCTCATCACTTGATGATATGCCGGATAAAGTCGAAAAGGCCGTTAGAGACGGTTTAAGCGATTTTGATGGCTACTGGAAAGATGCGAACGGAAAGCTACGCAGAAGTGATGGCCGTTACGCCAGCAAGAAAGAACAGGCCGCATACAAAACCGCAGAGCAAACCAACAAGGAACGTGAAACCGAGCGCCTTGCTGACGAAACCAGCGAGCAAACCAGTGTGTTTGCAAAGCTTGGTTCTAGCTTAAAACAGCTGGTGGTTGATAAGGCCACGGCAGCACTGAAAGACGAGAACGACGCGACCGATGCAGCAGGGGCGGCAGCTGGTGGCTCATTCTTCTATTCAGCAAAAGAGCTGTATCACTTAACCGAGGAAACAGCCGCCAACTTTGAGCAAAGCAAAGAGCGCTTTGAATCATTCAAGGGTTCAAAGCTAGGCAAGCTATTTGGCTTTAAGCCTAGCGAAACTGATACCGGCGAACCGGCCAATGATTCGCAGGACCAACAATCTGTAACGGCAACTCAAGGGGTAACGCATGAATCAATTTCAGCGACAAAGGATTCAGCAGCGGAAGTTGAGGACCGAACTTTACCAACAGCTAGTGAGCGCAACGGTTCTAATCGTCGCGACGATCGCGCTGGTATCGCTGGTGGCAATAATGCTCCAGTAGCTAAGGAAACTAACCGTGAAAAACAATCGCAAAGAGCTAGCGTTTCTAGCCTTTTCACTACCGCTAATAGCACTGTATCTCGCGATCGTGTTGAGCGCGTTAATAACACCGTTCGTCAAACCGCTAATCATGTTTCTACATCAAGCAATACTCACGGCAGCGGGTTAATTTCCAAGACTAAGCAGCAGAGCTACCAAGCTAATACGCTCGAAGTCCTAAAAGAAAACAGCGTTGCTCAAGACAAGAACAACGATGCACTACTAGACAAGCTCGATGAACTCTTAACCGCAACCAAGGCGAACGCGCCAGAGGGTGCGGGTGGCGGCTTAATGGATCTTGCTGGTGACTTGTTCGACCGCAAAGGACGTAAGGGCCGCAGAGGTGGCCGCATGCGTAAAGCTGGCCGTGGTCGCTTTAAGTCGGTTTTGTCTGGTGCGGGTGATGCCATCAAAGGTGTTGGCTCAAAAGGCTTATCAATGGCTGGTGGCGCATTCCGTGGGCTATCAAAGGTTGGCTCAATTGCTGGTAAAGCAGTTCCATTCCTTGCACCGGCACTAATGGCCTATGACGCAATCAGTGGCTTTACGGATACCGAAAAGCAGAAAGAGGTATTCAACCTCAAAGACGGCCAAGAGGCGACGACTGGACAAAAAAGCTCGATGGCCCTTGCCAATGTTCTTGATCTTGGTGGCTTGGTAAGTGGTGGTGCGGGTCTGCTTGGTTCGGCCTTGGGTGCATTTGGTTTTGATGGTGCAAAAGAAGCATTGAGCTTTGATTCGGGTGATATGGCTAAGGGTATCTATGGCCTATTTGGTGGTGACACTAAATCGACTAAGGAAACCGAAAGCCAGAACGACTCGAAGTACGAGAAAAACGCCGAGGCATACCACACGGCCAAAGAGACTAACGACACTCAAACCATGCGTGAACTGGATTCTAAGAACTCAGATCGCGTGAACATGGATGAGGTCGAGAAGTTAGCTAGCGAGAAAAACACCAGCTTTGCTAGCGCCTACGCACGCGTGGATCGCAAGAACGAGCGAACCAATGCAGAGCGTGAGCGTGTAGCGAATGAGCTAGGTATGGATACGTCAGGCATGATTCAGCATCCAGAACTAGGTCAGGTGTACTCGCCAGACAAAAAAGCCGACCAGATCGCTGCTATCGATAAAGAGATCGCCAGCCGCAAAGCCGCAGAGCAAGTGACTGTTACAAACGCTCGATTTGTAGATACGCATTCCGCTGATTTGGCCCGTTCTACTGCTACCACCAGCGAAAAAACCACTAAGCAAGAAACTAACTCGAACCATAAGGATCTTGCCTCTCAGATCGCCTCCGAACAGATCAAACAAAACGAGAAGCACACCAGCGTAGCCAAGAACGCAACCAAGGTTACATCCAATGAACGCGTTAGTGATATTGCCTCGCAGAAAACCGCAGCAGAGCTACGCGCCAGCGACACACCTCAAACCGTGAAACTCGATAAAGAGTCCATCGAAGCTATCAAGCAATCCGGCAGTGATAGCCGTTCAACAACAACCGTTATTCAAAGAGCTTCACGCCCAGCTAGCCAAAGCACACCAGCAGCAGCGGCCAAGTCTAGCGGCAGCATCCCGAATAACTTCAATGACCGTTCGCTGCAACGTCAAAGTGCAGATCTGGAGTAAGTGAATGAGCCAAGAAATTGATTACCTCTTAGGGGTCGATATTAACGGCGTGAAAGTCTCGGATGAGTCCGAGTCTATCCCTATGCGAGTGGCCGAGTGGCTAGATACGCCACAAGGTCAAATTTGGGGCGCTCCGCATTGGGGTAATCGCCTAATGCCTTACAAGCACGAACCAATCAACAGCGATACCGCCGCCGCTATGGAGAACTCGATCGTGATGAGTCTACCGGTGGACGTTAAAGGCGCGGTTATTACTGAAATCCTCATTGAGCCTAAAGACTTCGATATGTACCACATCGTGATCGGTCTTTTGGGCGCTCAAAACTACATTCAAAAGGAAGTTAAGCTGTGAACTATGTCGATCAGATCCGAAAAGACTTTGAAAATCTTCTCAAACAATCAAAGTGGTGGAGTCGTTCTATCGGCTCGCAATTCGTCGCCTACATTTCGTTATTCATTGCTCAAACCGTTGAGCGTGTTCAACGCGTAGCAGACCGCGCCTTACAAGAGTCGTTTCTATCACTGGCAACGAATCGCACATCCATTTTAGCCGGTGCGGAAAGCGTAGGTTATGTGGGCCTCAAAATCTCGCCGTCCATTGGTATCGTAACCATTACCAATAAGGGCGATAAACGGGTGACGCTACCAGCACTAACGCAATGTGTGGCCGCGAACCAATTACGCTATACGATCATGGAAAGCGTGGACCTACAGGCCGGTGAGTCTAAGGACTACCAGATCCAACAGTTCGAAGTGGCCGTAATGGAGCACATTGTTTCGGACCGTCAGAACTGGCTAGCTATTGCCTTTCCTAAAGAGCTGACAAAGCGTATCCATAAGGTGTTAGTACGCGTCAACGGTGAGCTTTGGGAGCATGCGTTTAAGTTCCGCAATACAAACAGCTACTCCAAAGCCTACATGGAGTATTACAAATCGACGGACCAGCTAGGTATTCGATTTGGTAATGATATTTGTGGCCGTGCGCCGATCTCTGGTGACTTGATTCAGTTGGAAGTTTGGCTAACCGAGGGTGATACAACACTACTCGACGGCCAGAAACTAGAGCTTATTGATAGTACCGATTTTACCGGCACAACGATCCCCGTCGAACTGGTGACTAAGACAACGGTAACAGGTGGCGCAGAGGGCGAGGATATTGAATCAATTCGTAATGGCGCGTTGTATTCAACCGTCTATGACCACCAGCTAGCGTGGGACGGTGACTATCAGGCATTCATTCGAAACAATATTTCCGGCATCGTTTGGCTGTCAGTTTGGGGCGAACAAGAGCAAGAAAAGCTTATCGGTAAGCAGGACGTAAAAAACATTAACCGTATTTTTATTTCCGCTTTCTCTAACATCAAAGACGAGAACGTGATTGAGGGTGAGATTGTTACCCTATTTTCCGGTAAAAACGGATACAATGAAGTTTACGAATATGTGCCGCGTAAAGACGCACCATTTACGGTTAACGTGACTGGTTACGTTGTCGCTAACTCTAGTCCTAAAGACGCAGAGGAAGCCGTCAAAGCACAATTGGAATATTTGTTTGGCAAGAACACGAAAGACAAAGGCTCAATCTACGTTAAGGACGTATGGCGAGCAATCGAGGCGATGGCCGTTTCACTTGGTATTGATGAATACGAGGTAGACTGTGTTAATCTTCTCGAAGAAGTGCCGATCGACACTTACTTGTTTTTGGACGTTGTAAGCTCATCATTTAAGTTTACTCATCGTCCAGTTTAATTCCCCTTCCTAAATCCCCGTTCAGACGAAAACGCTACTTTTCCACACTTGAGATAGAGCATGGAAAAGGTATCGAATAACGTTGTCGTCATTGACGAATTACCGCTAGTTACTGACATTCAGTACCTAGAGGCATTCACATCAAAAAGCCTTAACCGCAAGTTTAGCGGCATGGTTCATAAAGGTGTTTTTCGTGGCTTTGAATGTGAAGCTGTAGCCGGAAAACATATCTTAGTTACTTCTAAAGACATTACCGGTGTTGCACTGGTAGAACGCGACGACTACGTGCTAACGGTTCGCCAGCAAGATGATGTTCTTGTGGATATGGCAGAGATCCGCGATGGCTATGTGGTCCTAGAGGCGTTCTATCAATTTGGCGTACCTACCAAGCAAGTAGATAACACCTCATCCATTGACGCGGCCAGCATCAAGTTCGTAGCTGTAGGCCAAACGCAAAGCCATCATACGATCCTTTGTCGAGTGACATTGGTTGATGGTGCACCGGATGTTACGCCAGCTGATATTAGCTACATCGAGCGTGACTATGGCGGCGCCGATATTGCGCAGCACGTCAACACTCCAGATCCACACAAACAATATCTGTTACGCGAAGAAGCGGCCACAACAGAAGAAATCAACAACAAATCAAACCTAGAGAAGTACCTAGAGTTACCTAAGTTATGGACCGCGTTAGACAACGCACTAAAGGCCGTAACAATCACCACGTCTGCACCATTACAGGCCACCGGTAACGCACTAAATGGTATTACTTTAGGCATTCAGTTAGCGACTCTTGAGCGCCAAGGTGTTGTTACTCTATCCGGTAATTATGCGACCGCCTCAGACGAACTAGCAGCGACTACCGCAGCGGTTCAAAGAGCGGTAAACCACGTCATTGATACGTGTCTAGATAAAGGCGCTACAGCAGTTGCGGCCAAGAAGATTGAAACGGCTTTTAACCTTGCACTAGCGGGTAACGTGACCGGTTCGGTTAGTCTCGATGGCTCGCAAGACGTGACCTTAAACGTAACGGTCAAGAAAGACTCACACCGTCACACGATCGGTTACATCGACGGCCTACAAGACGCGCTCGATAGCAAATCACCAACAACGCACCTACACGACGATCGTTATATCCGCAGCTTTACGCTAATGGATGAGGACAACGCCCGTCACGAAGTGGAACAAGGTAAGTTCGTTCGCTTTGCTTCAAACCCAAACATTTCATTGAAGTGGGCCGCAGCTGGTGACGGCTCGGAGCAATCGCCTTATGTGCTTGAAGCGTCCGTGCCTGATGCTTCCACATCAAGCAAAGGTGTATCGCAACTATCTAGCTCGACTACATCCACCAGCGAAACTCAAGCCGCAACGCCTAAAGGTGTCAAGACAGCCAAAGAACAGGCCATTAGTACCGCTAACACCAACGCGACCAATTACACAAACCAAGAAATAGCCAAGCTAAAAGGCGAAGCCGGTGCGCATGCTAGCCTCAAAGAAGTTAGTGATGCGGTAGTCAGCAATGACGGTGATATCGCGCAAATCAACAAAACGCTACCGACAAAAGCCAACAATGCAACCTTGCTAAATACTACCGGAGCGATCACCGGTGGCGGTCAGATTGGTGATGAACTAACGATCGGTATCAAGGACGCGACGACAGCTCAAAAAGGTGCGGTACAGCTTTCTAGTTCCGTTACCTCAACAAGCGAAACGCTAGGCTCAACGGCCAAAGCAACTAAGACAGCGCATGATCGTGCAGTTTCGGCAGAACAAGCAGCCAAAGCCTACACTGACCAGCTCATTTCTCAGTTACTTGGTGACGCTCCAGCTGAACACCTAAACACGCTTAAAGAGCTTGGTGATGCGCTGGTGGATAATGACAGCGACATTGCGGCCATTAACGCAGAACTCGCCAAGAAAGCAAACAAGGCGATCCAGATTGTTGTCAGCGGTGCACTAACTGGCGGCGGCGATCTTACCGGTAATGTTCAACTAGGTATCAATGACGCATCAACAGCTCAAAAAGGTGCGGTCCAACTATCCAGTGCGGTTAACTCAACCAGTGAAGTTCTAGCGGCCACGCCTAAAGCAGTAAAAACCGCCTATGACCTAGCAGCAAGCAAGTGGGCCTATACGGTAGCGACAACAGCGAAAGCCGGTGCGGTCCAATTATCAAGCGCGATTAACTCCACCAGCGAAGCACAAGCGGCCACGCCTAAAGCAGTGAAACTCGCTTATGACTTGGCGGCGGGTAAGTGGACGTATCGAGTAGCAACAACGGCCCAAACTGGTGCGGTTCAGTTGTCCAGTGCGATCAACTCTACTAGCGAAGCATACGCGGCTACGCCTAAAGCGGTTAAGTCTGCATACGACTTAGCAGCAAGCAAAATGACTCAAGCCACTGGTGACGGTCGATACCTAATGCGCAGCGCAAAAGCAACGCTAACCGACAATGACGGCCACGGCCAAGCAAGCGTTGTAATGAACCATAAAGGCGGCATTCCTCAAGTTGCTGGTTCGTCTTACCGTATTGACGGTAGCACTGACTCAGTAACGGCCACACTGACGATCGCACTTGCAGATAACGTGAAAGCGGGAACAGAAGTTAGCCTTAAACAGATCGCGGTCGCGACGACTGGTGTTTTCGACTTCCTGATTGAATTGCGCGAAAAGGGCCAGCGAGTATTTAGTCCAAACAACCGCAATATTTCGGACGTGGTTAACTCGGCAAGCTCTACGGTTTATGCAAGTTCCAAGGCAGCAAAAACCGCTTACGACAAAGCTGTTTCAGCACTAGGCGTAGCAAACGGCAAGTGGACCTATCGAGTGGCAGACCTAACCGCCGCCGGTGCGGTCCAGCTATCAAGCGCAACGAACTCGACAAGTGAAGCACTAGCGGCCACGCCAAAAGCAGTAAAGATCGCTTATGACTTGGCAGCAAGTAAATGGGTACATCGAGCAGCGAGCACAACACAGACCGGTACTGTCCAGCTAACCAACGCGGTTAACTCAACCAGTGAAACACTGGCCGCGTCTGCAAAAGCAGTGAAAACCGCTTATGACAAAGCGAACCACTCGCACCCATACGCACCGGCGAGCCACCGTCACAACTTCTCGCAAATTGATGCGGGTACGTCTACCGGTGTATTTATCGCTGGTGACTTTAAAGGTACTTCGGACCGCCGCTTAAAATCGAACATCGAGCAGCTACCAGAGGGCGTATTAGACAAGCTATTGAAGCTTGGCATTTACAGCTATGTGAAACATGGCGTTGAGGAAATCGGCGTTATTGCTCAAGAGCTACAAGAGCAGATCCCAACACTGGTTAGCGAGGGCGAGGACGGTTACTTATCTGTTTCTCACTTTGGTTTGAACGCATGCTCAATCAAAGCGATTCAAGAACAGCAAGTGATCATTGACCAACAGGCTCAACTTATCGAGCAGTTGGCTGAACGCCTAAGCAAATTAGAGGACCGCCTATGAGTAACTTGCAAAGCTGGCTGAAAAGCCAGCTTACCCGAACCAAGCAAAATACCGAGGCATGGACTGACTTTGCTCATGCCCTTGGCTCGCTTTTGGAATCACACGTCGAGAACTACCTAGAGCGGATTAAAACCCGTAACTCTCTCTTTGATATGCAGCCTCAAGATCTGCAAGTTGAGGTTAGGGAACTAGGCGACTTTTTCGCGTTCGGTGATGTGGCTGAAACTGACCTACCAATGACAGTTATGCAGCGCCAAGACCAGATCCACCTAAAGAAAACCGTTTACCCACTAGAGGCAACGTTACGCCGTGAGTTTGCGGGTATGGAGGTGACTTGGCAGCCGTTATACGCGCCTACGGACCTAGTTAAATATCCTTATGGCACTGTACTGGTGACAGCTGACGATTTGGATATGCAGGAAAACAAAGACTGGTTCATGACCAGCCGAGGCGTGATCCAAGTGCCACTCAACGAGGTTCGCGTTAACGACGAAGAATCTTTGCGTGAGTTTGAAGAAAAGCTCCGCCGCGTTGTTTACCCGCTAGTGCCTTTGCGTATCGTTATGCAGGGTACTAGCTACTATCTGAAATTCGAGCTTTGGGATGTGATTGAATGGGTAGTGCAGGGTATCTCACAAGTTGACACTACGATCCGTATTGAAGATCTCGATGATGTGCCTAAGTTCATCCAGAAAATCACGCTAGATTGGTTTGATGAGGACAAGCCAAGAGCAATCCCAACGCGACAGGCCCGAACACGTCTAGATGCTTACGCGAGCGACACATTCCGCGTCGATAAAAATTTCTTTGTCTATGAAAAGGTATGGCGCACATTCCTAACAAATGCGCTAGAATCCTCAGAAAATGGGTTTAATAAAACCCGTCAAACGGTCAATTTGGCCGAAAAAGAGGAACAAAGTAAATATACGCTGGCGGTAGAAGCTGGTAAATTTACTACTGTAGATGAACCTCAACCTATTCCCCAAAAACAAGCCAGAACGCGCCTCGATTGTGTTTCTTCCGACACGGTGAGGCTCGATAAAAACTTCTTTATCTACGAGAAGCTTTGGCGTGTTGTCCTATCTGAAAAACGCCCACAAATAGAAAATAGTTACGCACAAGTAGCCACTAAAATGCGTGTATCTGACGCAATTGAAAGCGCAGATAACTCGATCGAAATACAGGCCCGTTTTGAGCCTAAAGAGGTCGGCCTACGCAAACCAGCTGGTGTCACAAGTGTTCGTTTGGATGAATCGCCCGTCGATTCAGTACGTTTAGATCGTTACGTCTAAGCAATTTATCTAATTAGTTCCGAACAAACATCCTAAAGGGGCGTATTTGTGGCAGAAGAAATTCAAGCAAGTGAGGGCGTAGCACCTCAACCGAAAGTTGTCTTAGAAGATTCATTACTACTGGATCGCTACTATGAGCAACGTGCTTTGTCCATGCTTCCAATCGGTAGCGAGCCGTATTTCCAGCTTGCTGATATTGATTGGGGATATGGTTTCATTGAGGACGTTGGCGGCAAGCCAAGTGTTGCGCCTATCCCGTCAGAGGTTGAGTCTCTAGAACGCGTATTTGCAACTAACCGTCCAGTTTACAACTTCATCAACGGCCAGATCGTTATTACGTGTAACTTGCCAGCGGGTAGCATTCCAGCAGATCAAAGCGAGCAATTCAGCTGTATCGGCGTTAAAGACAAAGATAACAAGTACGTAATTATCGCTGTTACTCAGCCAATTTGGGTTTACTCAGATCGCGGTATCTCTTGTGAAATCGTAATCAACACAAACCTTGGTGAAGCTGCAAACATGATGGTGAGCGGTCGATAGTATGAGTGGGCAACGACGACATGAGGAGGCGGTTTTAATACCGCCTACCATTAACGAGATCGAGAGTTTGCCTCTTATTGCAGATACGCAATACCTAGAGCCAAACAGCTCGGAAAGTTTGAACCGTAAGCTTTGCGGCATTGTAGAAGCTGGTGTGTACCGTGGCTTTAATGTGGCGGTGATTGGTAACACCATGACCGTTAACGTTACGTCCGGCCAACAATACGGCGTTGCAATGGTTGAACGTGACGGCTACTTGCTGACAGTTCGCCAACAGCATGATGTTGTGTTGACCGTGCCAATTGGCCGTAGCTATGCAGTTATCGAGGCGATCTACCAACACGGCCTTATCACGAAGCAAATTGATATTCGATCAGCTTACGATGCGGCTTCATTGAAGATCGTTCAAGAGGGCAAGCTGCAAGCGCACCATGTAATTCTTGCTTCCTTTGACGTGCCAGCTGGAACGCTAGTCCTAGATGAATCATACATGAGCTTTAATCAGCGCATGGATGGTGGTTTGGACCTAGCGCGACACATTGCGGCTCATGATCCACATAAACAATATATGCGTGTCGATTCGGCAGCTACAGACGCAGATATTGATAACAAAAGTAAATCCCCTAAGCCGGTTCTATTGCCTCAGTTATGGCGTGGTATTGAGCTAGGCGCTCGCGAATCACTAGGTAAAATTCAAGTCGGCGTGTCCGAGGGTTTGACTGGTGGCGGTGCATTGGCTGACGGTTTGATGCTTGGTTTGGCCCAAGCAACGACCACTAAGCTAGGTGGTGTTCGCCTAACAAGTGAATTGGACTCTGACAGTACCGAATTGGCGGCAGCAGCAGCAGCGCTAAAAGCGTTGAAAGCATTTGCCCTACAAGTAGGTGTGGACGCGGCCAAGTACACGGATAACTCCATTCAGACGCTTTTAGGCGGTACTGATCCGGAAATGCTGAAAAACCTAGAGGCTCTAATCAAAGAGCTTGAGGCCAATGAAAGCATTCTAGATTCAATCACCGGCGAACTGGCTAAGAAACTGGAGAAAACCGCGCTCATCAATACCAGCGGCGCATTGACTGGTGGCGGCCAGCTTGGCAGCGCACTAACGCTTTCTGTTTTGGCGGCTACGCTTCAACGCGCCGGTGTTGTTCAGCTATCAAGTGCGATTGACTCGACCAGCGAAGAAAAAGCGGCCACGCCTAAAGCGGTCAAAGATGCTGTAGCCGTAGCTGATACCAAGATGCCTAAAGCTGGTGGTCGATTCACTGGCAGCACGGCACTAAACGACAACGTGAAATTGTTGCTTGGTAACGACAACGATCTAGGTTTGTACTTCAATGGTACGTCTGCTTTTCTCGATGCTTTGTCTGGCTTCAAGCTAAACATGCGCAAGGGTTCAGCGGATCGCTTTGTCTTTGACTTTGAAACCGGCAACTTAACGCTGTCTGGTGACTTGCAAGGTCTATCTGATAAGCGAATCAAAAAGAACTTCCAGCCACTAACGGACGCAATCAACAAGATCATGCAGCTGAACGGTTACGACTACCAGCTAAAGCAAGATGATAGTTGGCATACGGGCGTAATCGCGCAGGAAGTCGCGGCAGTGCTACCTAATGTGGTGAAAGCAGGACCAGACGGCAAGCTATCAGTCGCATACGGCAATATGGTTGCTCTACTCATCGAGGGTATTAAGCAGCAACAGAACACAATTAGCCGTCTTGAGGACCGATTGAGCTTTGTTGAGGCAGCCGTAAAAGAACTGCTACAGGCCCGTGCTTAATGGTTAAGTTGTGGATCTTCACTGGTTGCCCTAATAGGGCGCAAGCGATCGCTAAAATCATTGATGCGAACGCGCCAAGTGAGCCGGATATTTACCAGCCGTTTTTTAGCGTCTGGTTTGCTTCCGACATTGGCGTTTGTGCTTGTGGAATGGGCCGACCATCAATTGACTATGCCGTGCGACAACTCAAAGGGATTTATCCAGTTGAGCGAGCTATTCGCATCGGTACGGCAGGAACACAAGATGAATCATTGCTTGGTTCGCTGGTGGCCGTGTCCCGTGCATGCAGCCGTGAAGATTCACACACTTACCCGTCCTTTCTATTTCCCAACTTACCGTTAACAGGGTGTGTCACAACAGATTTGCTTTACACCAAGAGCAAGCCGGTTGACGGCTTCCCTGTAGAAGATATGGAAACCTCCCAGCTATTGCGGCTAGGCCAAGAACTAGGCTTTGAGGCTGGAGCGATCCTATTTGTGGCTAACCGTATAGGCGAGAGCGCTATTGTTCATCGGCCTTATGCGGTTTTCGATATGGTTCAAGCGGCTATCAGCACGCTTAGGGGGTAGTAATGCCATTACCAAGTAGCGGCGCATTGTCGCTATTGCAGATCCGCGACTACTACGGCCAGACGGGCGCACTTGCTTTGTCTCAGCTCTATCGTGGTGGCGGTATCATTCCGGATATTCCGGAGAATGCCAAAGTACCTACAACGGGTGCAATCAAGTTGTCGGACTTCTACGGCGCGTGTCGTTTGAGTCTGAAAACAACGTATTGGTCCACCAGCAAAACAACCTCAAAAACAACCAGTATCACTACCTCTTGGGTCGGTGATGCTAGTACGTCTTGGGTATCGACTTTTGCAACGTCTGTAACATGCAGTAAGACAACGGCGGGAACGACAAGCTGGAACACCACTAAAACCGCGTCAAAGAGCACCAGCCAATTAACCAGCGGTACTACGTCGAAAACAACCACGCGTACAACGTCAAAAGGTACAGCGGTTACTACGACTTGGACGGCCAGCAAGACCACGACGAAATCTACGACGAAATCAACCAGCCGTTCTACAGCTGGCACAACGACTTGGACTACAAGTTGGACCTCGCCTCGTAACACGTCTAAGAGCACGAACAAGACAACTTCTTGGAACACCACACGAAGCACAACTTATTCGTACTCCAAAACGACCACCAAGACGACGACTTGGGCGACCGGTCCATACGCGAGTAAGGGTTACACCACTTCTCGTACTACAAGCTATACAACGGCTTGGACGGCAGCGGTTAACACCAGCTTTGGTACTTCCAAAACTACGGCTAAGACAACAACTTGGTCTACGAACGTGCCAAACAGTAAATCAACCAGCAAGGCCACAACGAAATCAACCTCGTTTGGTACAGCGGTTGGCACTAGCTACACAACTTCTTGGAAAGCTTCACAAAGCACCACTAAGACGACTAGCTGGAGCACTGGCGGCGTATCAACTAGCTGGACCACAGCTGGCAAGACAACGACTTGGACAACAACTTGGAGCTATTCAGCTGCAACGTCTAAGGCAACAGATAAAACAACGTCTTGGGTTGGTTCACGAAATACTACGGTCACAACTTCGAAAACGACTAAGAAGAATTTCAGCAAATCGACAACGATTAGTACCAGCTTCACGACAACTTACACAACCAGTAAAACGACACTTGTTGTCGTATAACCAACTAAGGAAAAATCATGCAAAACCAAGTACACACTACAAGCCGAACTACAGTAACAATGACCTCGCGTACAACAATGGGTTTTGGTTCTGACGGCCATGTAACGGCGAAAACGACTAGCTACATGACGGCGAAAACTACATCGTGGGTTACTCAATCAGCTCGCTCGTAGGCATAATGCCAATCGTTCAAAAATGATGTAAATTATAGGCTGTTCATTCCGAACGGCCTTTTTTAATGCACTAGGAAAATTAAAGATGAGTGAAACACAATTAGACTTACGCGTTCGCGAGCTTGAAGAAAAACTTAAAGAAGTAACGACCATCGCGAATAACGCCAATGAGGCGGTGAAATCCGTTCTTGCTTCTAATGCAGAGCTAAAAACGATCGTTGAGGCGACCATTGAGCACGCAAAACAAAACGCAGAAGTAATCGTTGAGCACATCGCTCAGTTAGATAACGATAAAGATGCCATCGTCGCTGAATACGAACAGGCGCTAGAGCAAGTCAAAACATCAATTATCGACTCTATCAAGATGCGTGTTGACGGCCATCTAAACCGTGTTGCTCCAGTCGAGGCGTAATCATGAAATCAGAGATTGTTGATAACCGTTCAGCGTTTGCACGTACTGGTACGGTCCTACCAACTAGCCAAGGTAACACCAGCCGACAGCTGGCCGAGTATGCCTTAATCAAGTTACGTGGTATGGGCTATAACGTTGACTTCGATATTTGCCACAACAACGGCGAGGGTTCATTCGCGATCCATGAGTTTTGTGGTGCGCTTGGTGGCGTGTCGATTCGCTACATGCACTACGACACTCACATGACCGTTCTACGCGCAGCAATGCAGCACAAGCCAGCAAACCTGATTGATTACTGCGAACAGATCCGCTCATCTGTCACTCCAGACAAATACAAGCTACGCCGCTCAATGAAACATCCGGAAGTAGTAGCGTTCTTGGCCGGTTCTAACTGTATGCGTATTGCTATCGACTTCTTGAAAGTGAATGAATGCGTATTTCAAGAGGGCGGCATGGTCAAGCCTCATCCAGTCACACATGAGCGCCACATGGCCGAACTTGAAGCGGAATATCCAAACCATGTATTTGCGGCCCGTGTCGCTGGTGGCTCGCTAATTCCATCACTGAAAAAGGCTTACATCCCGAACACCAGCGAGCTGAACTTTATTGCGATCGCTAATGGTGTGTCAGTGGTAGACATTACCAATCACAAAGACTGGAGCGACTACCAATCATGTTATGCAAGCTACGTTGATTTGTTGCTTGATGGCGGCGTATTGCCACCACAGCAAGCGCTTAACCGCATGTTTAGCTCGGACCTGTCCGGCCTGTTCTTCTCTAAAGAGGACATTGACAAAAACATCATGAAATACGTTGAAGCAGTGGAGAATGTGACCGGTGAAAGTCTACGTAAGATTGTTGAATAAGGACTGGCTTAACCAGTTCTACATTATGGCGGTGAGCTTTCTAAAGCATCATCCAGAAAATGAGCTTCACGTATTAACAGATCTTGAAATCAAAGAGATCCCGCGCCTAGTGAAGCATGAGTATTACGCCGATATTGAAGCAGACTCAGAGCGTTTGTGCAGCCTTGCTCCTACGCTGTTTTTCCGTGGTTCAATTCAGCCGGTGTTTGATAAAACCGAGTCATTCAAAGGTTCATGTTTCATGAGCCAACAGAAAGGCACGAAACAAGATCTTGTGATTTACACGAAGTCGGACCGAACCGAAGTGCAAGGTGAAGATTTGCGCTTTAACTTCTCGATTCCTGACTTTAACGATCTAGGCGGTATTACTCAGACGTTTGGCCGAATGAGTGAAGCGACCGTGATCAATACCCGCTTATACAAGCCGTGGGAACAACAACGCGAGTCTGGCCGCATGCTGGCCTTTGGTTGGGAACAATATCTAGAAGCGATCGGTGATGCACGCGATTACTTAGATGATGAGTTCGTGGCCGCCATTGAAGCAAACGCAAAACGTCACTGCTTTATGTCTCGCTATCACAAAAATGTAGGGGGTTTATGTGAGCTACTTGATTCGCTTAACAAGTGATTCGCCTTATCTCGATGAGGTATGCGCGAAGATCGATGAATGGCGTAAAAAACCGGCGAACCGGCAATTGCTATCACTGGCTGACGACTTCCCAAATTTACTGTTTGCGCCTAGTCGTGCTGACAATATTTCCGAACTAATCGGCCAGCCTTTCTACTATCCGGAATACGAGCCAGAGGTACGCCCGATTGATTACATTTGTCTCGATGCTGACGGCAATGTTGGCGGCTACCTAACGTTCTTAGAGTCTGTCTATAACGGCAATGTGTTACGTGCTACCGGTATTCGTACCTACCGCTTTGATAACTGCACGCCTTATCGCTTTGGTAAGGCCCAGCGTGAGTTTTACGACCAGCTTTATGATCGCTATGACCTCATCAATATGCTGTTTATCGCTAACGGTGATTTTTCACTAGGTAAGGTGAATATTGACTCAAGCGAGGTCCAAACGGCCACGCTCCAACAAGTGATGGAAAAACGCCGTATCGAGTTAGGCTTTAGTCAGCCTCAAGCGTTCAAGCACTTTGGAGAGCGTTACAACGCCGTTTATCGCGCTTATACGCACTACGGCTTCGACCTAGACAACAACGTGCGTTTCTTCTGTTCGCTGGACTGGTTAGGCAAGACTGGCGTTGCAAAGGGATTACCTCGCCCATCGGCTAAAGTGGACCGTTCGTCCGATATGGTAGCCATGATGGAAACTTACGGCATTAAGGGATACTAAGTTATGTTCGATCGCATATCGTTTCTTCCAAAGGTTAATAACGCGTGCTTTCTTGATTGTGATTACTGCATGACAGATAGCGAAATGGAGCGTATGAAAAAAGGCGATCTACCAATCGCAACTATGATGCCTCCAGAGCGCTACGCTGAAATGTGTGACAAGTCGCTAGGGTTCAATAAGTGGTTCTTCTCATTCCTTGGTGGTGAGCCATTGATGAACGGTAAAGAGTATTTCCGCGAAGTATTTGAGATCATCAAAGCTCGCTCAGAGAAATACTACATTCCTTATACTTGGCGCATTACTACCAATGGCTTGCTACTTGATGATGAGTGGATCGAGCTATTGGAGGAATACAATTGCAAGCTGATACTAAGCTACGATGGCCTTGGTAATGGTAAGAAAGGTTCGCTAAAGGGCCATGAACTTATGAAGCGCTACGCAAAGCATATTCATGTTGTTCAAATGGTGGTGAGTGAATCAAATCATCATACGCTGGTGGACGTTTACAAAGAGTTGGAAGCGGCAGGGATCAAACGATTCTCAACGCAGTTCGACATTTACGCGAACACGGAAATGATGAAGCAATTCGGCCATTCTACCGTTGAGCTTTTCAAGTACATCGAGAGCTTGGATAAAGTGAAAACCAGCTACTTTGTGTATAACGATGCTAAAGCGCTGAAAAAAGGCAAAATGGGTAGTCTCAATTCTGGTGACTTCCTTAATAACCAGCTGGTGAATGATTATGTGATCGACTATGACGGTACGATTCGCAACGCACTTAACGCCCGTAAAGGTGATTACGCGGTCTACGGTAACTTGAGCGATTACAAGCACATTAACGAGCTGCTATTCACTGATACCATGAAACAGGTACTACGTGACTACGTGACGGCCATTCACGCGATCGGTGAGTTAGAGCAAGTTAGCCTCATGACGCGTGGCGGTGGTTATACCGGTGACAAATTTGGTATCTATCCACCAGCTGCACCGCACTATCCAAAACTGGCCTGTTACAAAATCCTCTTAGACAACGTTTAGTCGTCCAAACCTTAGTATGCTGGTGTAAATCCAGCATACTAACCGCCTCTTTTAGTCCTATTTATATGCCTTTATAAATCAAGTAACGCCCATCTATTGAGCGGCATAAGCCATTCCGAATACACTTTGCAAGACAAGCAAAAAAGGGGGAGTGCATGCCGATTATCTTGTTCGGTGAGAGCTTTACATTCAGTGTACTAGCTCTATCCGCGCTCAGTGGTATTGGTTCTTACCTACAAGGCCGCCGCGAGGCGCGTTTGAAAGGTGGTTTCATGGACCTTATCACTGAAATTACGCTAGCGCTTGTCGTTGGCTTAATTGTCGCCTATGTGCTTGAAAGTCACGGAATGGAACGCGGTTACACATGCGCTCTAGTTCTAGTGGCTTCCAACAACGGGGCTGACTCACTCGCCGCTATACGGCAGCTGGCAATCAAAGGTTTAGCGAAATTTTTTAATAGTGGAGGAACTAGCAAATGATGGAATTAGCAATTGTCGGTCTAGCTATTGCTGATCGCTTTTTGCTGAAACGAAACAAGGTCACTATCGACTATACACGTCAGATAGATGATCCTTTGGCGATTCGATTTGTACTTAGTTTTAGTTCAAAGCGAGCGATCCGTACCGGTATGCTCACGTATTCGCTACGTAGCAAAAAACGACCGTCAGCAGTTATCACCAGAACGCGCAAACTAGACTTTTCAACAGCCGGTAACAACAGTGAGTACCTTATTTTCGATAAGGCCGCACTGGAGAAAGAAGCTGGCGAAAAGTTACTTGGGGATTGGATTCTCGACGTTAAGATTGAGCGATCGTGTTCTTTCTTGAATCCGCTATACAAAATCTTTCCGACAACCACTCGACACACGGAGGAATTTGAAATTAGCTAAATTCAGCTTAAAATTCCGTTTGGATTCCCCGTCCTCTTAAACGTCACTCTCTCAAGGAGTGGCAACTTGCGTAATACCAGCCGTTTTGCCAAAGACCAAAGCCATAACTACGTTGTGGTGGACTTTGACAACGTAACCGAAAAAGGGCTTAAAAAGCTCATCACCGCTTTAAAAAATGCCGGTTCTAACGTCATTGATATTGAAGCGCCAAACAAGAAAATGCGCCGTGATGGCGAAGTTGTGAAAAAAGCGAAGCTATTCTTTGAAAACGGCCAAGCCATGACTTTGTTTATCGGTGATGAGGGCGACATTTATCAAATGACGCTCAACAACACTAAGCAACCTATTCCTAGCGTCAGCAATGAGCGAGAACTAGCTAAAGCTATGACTCAGCTTATGGACCGCAACCAAACCAAATTCGAAAAGGCCGCAGCTCGCAAAGCTGCTAAAGCCGTCAAAGACACGTCTAGCACTAAGCCAGCGTCTCGATCCATTTCCCAGCGCTTAGACGAAGCGAAAACCGCACTTTCTACAGCGGAATCAAACCACACTAATGCTCAATCAGCTCGCGATAAAGCGCAAAGTCAACTTGATGCTGAATCCACAAAACTAAGCGAACTTGAGGCAGAGCTTGAGCGTGAAAAACAAGAAACGAAAGAACTGGAAGAACAAGTGGAGGCGGCGAAATGATGTTTACCAGCACAGAACAAATCAAAGTGGTGGACCGAATCGACCACTTGGCGAAAACTCTAACACCAGAGCAAATTGAGGCTCTATACCAAGCGGAAAACGGCGAGCTTTTGCTTGAGTCGGTAACGCTTGAGGACTTGGAAAACACATTGCTTTTTCAGTGCGAGCCAGTAGCTCAGATGATGCTGGAGGCGTTCAAATCGAAAGCGTCAATGCTGGCTCAACGTGTTAAAAAGTTCGGCAACCAACTAGAACGCCAAACACCAAACCTAACTTGTGGTGAAATTGAAATCGGCAAACCTCGCAAGTCTGGCGCGGTAGCCGTGCAAGTCGCGAAAATTCCACTATCTGACGGCCAGAGTGTTTCTATCGCTTTTCATGCTCCAGACAACGATCCGCTAAAAATCAATGCTGACGATACGCTGATCGCTTTCCGTTTCATGATGAACTCTCGCGATGTTACTCACGTTGTTGCGCCTAAAGGCAATATGGACCTTTCTTTAAAAGAAGTGACCACAAAGCTAGGTACTCTTTTAGAGAACAACAGTGAGAAGTTCCAAGCGGCTCAATCCAAGAAAGACGCAGACGCTAAAGAACTTGCTGAAACTCAAGACAAGGCCCAACAGCTTGAAGAAGAAACAGCGCAGTTAAATGATCAGGTTGACTCGCTAGAGGAACAAATCGAAACGACCAAGAAAAAGCAAAGCCGCATTCAAAGTCAGATCGATAACCATAACGATATTCAAGAAGAACTACGCAAGCAGCTCGGCGTTAAGCAAACCGGCACTGGTGAAGCTGGTGGCGCGGAATCTGGAACAGAACAAGCAACGGGTGAAACATACCCGCCAATGACCAGAACGCTCGATCCTAATTACGAGTTAAAACGTGGCGACAAACTCGATCTAGGCAATGGTTACACACTGACTGTTAACGGTGATAACTACAACCACGATCTAGAGAACGAATACAGCGTCGAAGTTAAGCACGACAACAAAGTGATGTTGTTCATGGTTAACCGCGCCATCATGCAACCGCGTAAAAAGCCTACCAATCCAAAGCCTATGACTTTGAGTGCCATCTACTACGCGATGGACCAACGCATCAATGAATATAATCAGGATGCGGAAGAAAAGGCCGCTAAAGAAGCAGAGCAAGCCGGTGTTGATGAGACGCAAGGCAACGATGAGCTAGGCCGTCTATTCAGCGATCCAGAAGTAAAAGCAGCTGGTAACAAGGTTCTAGCTATTGGTTCAGTGGGCCGTAGCATTTTCTCAAGCCTTAGCACTATCGCTGACATTGATATTAATGGTTCGGGAGGTTACGACCGCTCACTATTCGTTAAGAGCTTAACGGGCCGTATCGAGACACTAGCGAAGCAAGGCAACCAACAAGCCGTTAACGATGCTCTAGCGCTGATTAAGGCATACAACAACGTAGCCAACAAACCAGCGGTAACGTCACGTAATGGCGTTTGGAAACTTGGCACGGCCAACGAACCAGTGCCTAAGTCTTGGGCTTCAATGAACGCCAATGCTAAACGCACTATGGTTGAGCTAAACGCGTTTGGTGGAGACTTCGACGGCGTTGTTAATGACCTAGTTGAACAGCACGGCGCAGCGATCAGAGCCGCTGGTGTAAGCGATGTTAAAAAGCTAGTTACTGGCTACGCGAATGATTACATCAATGATGCAATCGCCACACTAGACGCGGAGCAAATGGAACTAAGCGAACTTAGTGTAGACGACACAAAATCAACGCTAGCAAGCAATATCGAAAACGACTATCCAGAGCTAAGTGAGGACGACGTAAACCGTCAACTGAAACAGATCTTACTAGACGTTATCGGTCGCAAGAATATTGCAGCGAACTGGACCATTGATAAAGGCGAAGATAACGAGCCGCGTGTTTACTTCTACGCGCCAGACCGCGATGCAGATACCGTGTTCGGTGAATACATGGTCTACGCGAAAGAAGATGCAACGTTGAATGTTGCATACAGTGAGGGTTCACCGGTTGACGGCGGCGATGGCCTAACAACTTGGGATGAGGTGAAAGCGGTAATCCTTGCTGACTACGAAAAAGAGAAAGCAGAGAGAGACGCGGCCACCGAAGAACAGGACCAAGGCGAGCAACCAGACACTAACGACGATGGCACGGCTAACCTATTTTGGTACGGCCTACGCGCTCGCCCTTATGGCATCGGCACGACTCCAGCAGATCACCAAGTAGTTCAATTCTTGGATACGGAACAGGCTAAAGAGAAATTCCCTGATGCGGGTAACTCTATTCGTCATGGTGCGATTGGTTACGATAAACAGCTACCAGCTGACCAAGTAAGCGCATTCGAGTTAGCGCCGCTTTTCGGCACTGGCGCTGGCGATGAAAAACTAGCGTACAAGATCGTTGATACGGCCCTATCTGATTGGCTAGATAGCAAGGACTTGGACGAACTAACTCAAGACCAACTGAATACGTTGAAAATGGGTAACTTCAAATCTGTTTTTGGCAACGTACTACGCGAACAAGTCGAATATCAAGAACGCAAGATTAACCCTACGGCCTACAAGAACTGGAACGCATCAATTGATCTGGTTACTCCAGAGCTGATCCAGAAAGTTGCCGAGGACGAATATCACCTAGCCGAAGAACAAGGACCAGACGCAAACGAGCAGCAACAAAAGACACAAGCTCGAATGAAGTTCATTGATTCGGCCACCGATCGCTTGAAGAACATTGAAACGCTTCCACCTAAAGAGCGCAAACGTGCTGTTATGCTCGCGTCTCGCTCACTTGGCGGTATCACTAAATCACCGAAACGTGGTGAGGGTGTAGCAGGACAAGCGGCCCGTATCGCATCACAAATGCGAATCGTTGAAGAACTGCAAGGCGAAACTTACGCATCATTGGATGCTCAATTCAAGAATCGTCAGCAGATCGTCGCGTTCCTTAAAGCGAAGAACATTCCTTACCGAAAATTGAATGCAACTCGCGAAAGCTTGCTTAAATCAATCTTGGCTTACCGTGATAACTTCTTTGCGTCACTAAACAATATGTTTGAAATGGCGCATACACGTAAGGACGTTTACGACAAGTTCGAGAACGGCGAAGCGATCTCAATTGAGGACGTTGAAAAAGGCTTTGGTGGTACAAGCGTATATCGCCTTGGTGACTACCAGCTAGCGAAAATCAAAGGCGAAGCCGTTGTGCCAGCGATGGATGAGCAAGGCGAGGACTACCGCACGGTTGAGCGATACATCAACGACATTGCTGATGGCGAATACCCGAACTTCAAAGACGTTTCTGACGAAGATTTGTTTGCGCAGTATTTCCGTTACGCCGGTGTCACTATGACGGATATCCTCTCAACAGAGGGCAGCCGCTACCTACGCAACGATCCAAACCTTACAGAGCAAGAAGCAACCGCAATCCAAAACGGCTCAATGCCTACTTGGTATGTGGCCGCTGTAGAAGCCGAAGCGCAAATGCGCGGCTTGCCGGATCTGCATAACCTGACGAATTACAGCCACAAAGGCGAACTAGCACGCGCCAGCGAGAAGCGTTACGACTACGCGGTATCAATTGGCAAGCAAGATGGTGTTGTGATCGACTTGTTCACTGGCCGAATTGTCGAGCGTAACTTAGACGGCAAAGAAGCCGTAACCAAAGCGAACGAGCTAAACAGCGAACATCAAAAAGCTATTGTGACTGACTTGTTCAAGATGCTGAAAGATGGCGAAACGCTTGAGGAACTAGCAGACCGCAAAGTATCGCGCAGTTACCCGCCGGTGAATCAATCCATGTTCACAACGGTTAATGGTCTGGAGTGTATCTATAACTCATTGGCCGCAGAGAAAGGCACTATTCATGGTGGCTTGCAACTAAAAGACAATGCGCTTGAGCATATCGCGATCGTTAAGGCTGGTGGTGAGTTTGACTTTGACTCAATGACTGAGGACCAAAACGCCAAGCTTGATGAGCTAGGTATTACTACTCAAACGGTCATTACGCCTAAAGGTGAAAAGTTAACGGCAGTCAGCATCAAAAATTCACGCGTGCTACTAACTAAAGCTGGTGGCGAAGAACTGGCGAAACTACTAGGTACTATCAGCGCGGCCAAAGCCGACGATGTAGACGAAGCGACAAAAGATAAGACGGAAGAAGAAAAGCAGCTACTAGCACTAGACAGCAGCGAGTTTAATTCTGGCTCTATCTATGATGCCGAGAATATCGGTGACGTTAAAACTATCGCTAGCCGTGTTCGCTCTTTCCTAACGCAAATGAAAAAAGCGGGTCGCCTACCTAAAGACGTTGTTATCTCGGTTAAGAAAGACAGCTACAACAGCCTAGCACTTCGCTTGGTTGGCTTGCCAGAGAACGTGATGCTTTGGAATCCAGAGTACCTACAGTTCGAAATCGATAACCCTAACTCAACCAACAGCCGAGGCATTTCGTTCTATACGGAAGAAGTGAACAAGCTGATTGAGTTTGTTAATGCGTATGTGGACCAGTACAACTACAACAACAGTGATTCAATGACGGATTACTTTGATGTGAACTTTTACGGTGGCCGCTTAGAAGTGGACTTTGACTTTAAACGTGAACGCAAAGTAATTGAGCTGGAGTCTCTAACTGAAACGCACCAGCAAGGCGATCAGGTTGAAAGCAAATCGCTGGATATGGACTACATCAACAACACAATGAACGATGGCGAGCGAGCGCAGCTTGAAGAACTAGAACGCTTCACCGGCTTTAAGATGGCCCTTGGTAAGCAGGAGGTGACATTCCCAGCTGGTAAGGTTAAACAGGTGAATATCACCGACGAGGACGACGCTTTAGACAAGCTAGAGTCTCTCTACGAAACATTAACTAGCCAGCTAAATGAAAAGTCAGCTCTAGAGATCAAACCTCTTGAGAACTGGCAATCACTACACGCTTACGCTTCACCAGAAGTTAATAAGCTAACGTTCATCACCAGCGGCAGCATTAAAACCAATCATTCGAATGATGTGGCGAATGCTTACGGCGATAAGTATCTAATCGCACGTCATGGCAGCAAGGCTGTTTATGTATATCCAGTGATTGAGAACGGTCAATACAGCCTAGCGGCTTACTTTGGCGGCGAGCAAGTTGGTACATTCGAAAGTGCCAACGAGCTTGAAATGCTATGTATCCACGCACTTGACCTAACTCAAGAGCTACCAGCACCGGAAAACACAGAAGAAATGGAACACGTAGAGAAGCTTAAAACTATTCGCGACTACAAAGGCGAGGTGACTCTAGAGCTATTGGAGCAATACCAAGACGACCTAGAGAAAGCATACGAACACTTCGAAGCTAACGGCACATATCCAGAAAATGAGCCGTTAATGGAAGCCGCGTTTGCTAATTACGCTGAACTTCAATCAAAGATCTAACAACCTACGCCGCTAGTTCGCTAGCGGCCTTATTTACGGAGACAACAAATGTTAAGCATGAAAGAAAAGCTTTCACTAGGCCGTGAATCTAATGGTTTGTTGAAAGATTTGAAAAGCGGCGATCTACCGATGGTGGAACGACTCAAGAAAGGCCGTCAACGGAACGAGATCACTAAGAAGCTAACCGGTCAATCCATCAAGCCAGAACCGCAACCAGAGCCGCAACCAGAACCAGAGCAACAGAGTGGACCTAAAACGCACCGTTACTCATCACAAATAGCCGCTAAGGTTAACCAAGGCGATATTATCTATAACGCTAAAATGGAGCGTTGGGGCAAAGCACACCGCGCAGAGAACGCGTTACGTGAAGCTGGCCTTACTGGCCTAGCTATCGTCAAAGGTGACGACTCTCAAGGTTACTACATCGAGATTAACAAAGAGATTCCGGTGGGTACTGTCCTCGAAGTTGTCGAGTACAAAGGCCGTGATTCTGGTTTGGATGTTTACCTATACGCGGTCCGTCCAAAAACAGGTAGCGGCGTTGCGTTATCGGACCTTTTGAATGTGGCAATAGCTTACGACAAATCGGCCCACATCAAAGGCGATTACATTGAAATGAGCACATACGAAATTAATCGTATGGCAAAAGAGAAAGGTTTTAAGTTGGACCTTTCCGAGCTACCAAAAGACGGTAAAGAGTATTTCGATGATGAGCTAGACACGAATTACATTGAAGATCAGCCAGTAGAACAAAGCGACCTTGTTAAGCGTTTTCTTGCCGGTGAGTTCGCAACGGTTAAACCTAATGTGTTCGTCGATGTAATGCGCGATGTGCATTCTGAGGGACTAGAGTTAGACGAAATTAAGGCGCAAACTATCGAGTGGCTAAAACGAAATCCTCATCTGATAGCCGCCTAATTTTCACCTGTAGCATGTCTCGATGGCATGCTATCTCTATGGAGCATTAACAATGGACAGCTGGAACAAACAAAAAGCTGATTATTATTACAAGCAAGCGACTAACTCAAACATACCTAAGTCTGAGCGTCGAACGTACACGCAAGCTCTAACCAAACTGTTAAACTCCCTATAATCCCCGTCCTATTTTTAGCGTGTCAGTGCCTAGTTGCTGGCATGCTAAAACTCGCCGCTCTTTGGTCCAAAGGAGCGACTTTTGAGTTTCACATCTGCACTAAAAGAAATACGGCCAACGCAAAGTATTGATGAGCTGATCGCTGCATACGAACGCGTTACGACCTTTGACTATGGCTCATTGGTCGAGCACGGCCAGAACATATTAGACGATCTCGGTTACTCAATCCCAACTGACGGCAGACAGAAGATTGCCGACCGCATCAACAGTAATGAAAAGATTAACCGCATCATCAACGCCCAAAAATGGAGTGAGAAGAAAAAGCGCGAGGTACTTGAAAAGCTACCGACTATGATCGCTCCCTATGATGTTTATCGTCTGGTTCGCGGGGATTCAGAACAAGACCGCAATACTCACACTTGGGACGTGTACGACGAATTTAAGAATATCGTTGACGAAGAATACAAAGCCGCTGGCGCTAAGGTGATCCGTGCCGTTTGGGCTATGCGTAATCGCTCGCCGGTAAGCGAGGAAGAATCCAAAGCAATGGCCGCACAGCTGGAAACCTCGCCAAACATCAAGGCCCGACTATCTCGACAAAAGGACGGTGACTACAAGCGAAAAGACGGCTATGACCGACTCCAGTTTGACCTTGCCCGTTTCTACCAGCTGATCGCGTATCAAGGCGAAAGCATGAAACTCGATTACACATCACCAAGAGCCAACTACAGCAATACTTACCGCACTATCAACGTAGGTGCGCAGCTGACACAAACAACGCTTTGGCATGAGCTGGCCCACTCTATTGAGTACGACTATCCCGAAATCTTAGAAATGACTAAGGCGTTTCTCAAAAAGCGTTTGGAAGAATCAAAAGGTATCCGAAGCCTACCAGACATTTATCAGGACATTCACGACAGGCCGCTACCGAAGCGCAAGAACGGTTACAGCGACGACGAACTGGCGATCGATGATGGTGCATTTTCACCGTATGTAACCAAGTTCTATGTGAATCACGGCCAGAACAAACTTGATATTGATAGTGCCGTTGCAACAGAGGTTATTTCTATGGGTATCGAGAGCTTAAACAGTGTGTATGGCCTCGGTCGAATGGTGGTCAACGATCCGGAGCACTTCAAGTTCATTCTTACCGTTATTGAAAAACTGCATGAGCTTGAGAGTAACCGCCGCAAATACAACAAAGTGATGGGGAACAAAGAGTGATAGTTATCGAGCTAACGGATGGTAAGGAACAAGGCAAAGTTTACTTTGAAGAAAGCACCGATATTTACGAGAGAAGTAGTGTTTTCTTTTCCAAAGTGTCTATGAAATTTCCCTATATGGATGTGCCTAATTCGTCCGGCCATTCTTCTTTTGATGAGAGAGAGTCGCCAAGTGATTTTATCTACAAAGCCTATTTGTTTGGCTTCAATGCAAAGGTGATTGAGTAATGCTGAACGTTCAAACTGAAATTACCGGCGCACGCGATATTAACGAGCTTTGTGCCATATTCGAATTGCTCGCCAGTGGAAGCACGCCGATCCATTCCCCAGCTGAACCAACGTTAAAACGACTAGGGCGAACTAGCTACGTAGTAACAGCAAAAGGTGACGAAGTGGAAACCGGCTTTAAGCTGGTGGAAGCTAGCGATCTGATACCGTCAAACACACAAGATGGTCGAATCAATCCAGCGTTCCCGCAAATCCTACAGCCACGCGATCGCACGCGGGTAGCCTCTCAAATGCAGATCTCCAAGATGGCAAAAGAGCTACGCCCACAACAGCTAACTGATAGCGGCCTATCAAGTCATGGTGCGCCTATTGTCGGTCCTGATAACGTTGTCGAGTCTGGCAATGGCCGTTCAATGGCAATCATCAAAGCATACGCAGAGGGTAAGGCTGACAACTACCGTCAATTCCTGACAGACAATGCCAAGCGCTATGATCTCGATGCCGACCAGATTAAACGAATGAAAGCACCGGTACTGGTTCGCGAACGCGTTACCGAAGTGGACCGCGCCAAGTTTGCCCGTGACTCTAACCTATCGGACTTGCAGCAAATGAGTGCCGCAGAAACCGCTTGGGTCGATGCTGAACGCATAGACGATAAGATGATCGCGCTGTTTAATCCAAGCGAAAGCGGAAACCTACTGGCCCAAAGTAACCAAAGCTTTTTGAACAGCTTTTTAACTGAAATTGGGGATAACTCTACAGCTGGCCTACTAACCGAAGATGGCCGCCCAACGCGCCAGTTAATCGAGCGCATGCAAAATGCTGTTTTTGCCAAGGCATACAAAAACGAAAAGCTGGTTAAGCTGGTGGCCGAAGAACCTGATCCGGAAATCCGCAATATCTTAAACGCGCTCAATGGCGCTGCTAGCGCTTTTGTTGAAATGCAGTATCTAGATGGCGAAATCCATAAACAAACGTCTGATATGCTGGCTCAAGCGGTAGAAATCAATAAATCTCAACCTAGCTTGGCACAGAACGCGCTTGATGCTTTGGTGCGTGCAACCGAATTAGTGAGACAAGCGAAAGATACCGGTCAAAACATCGATGAGCTACTTGCTCAATCCGGCCTGTTCGGTGACAACGATCCGGAAGCCGAAGCATTGGCAAGATTCATTGCGGCCAACAACCGAAGCTCTAAGCGCATGGCAATGGCCTTTAAAGCGATGGCCGAAGCAATCAATAGTGAGTTACTTCACCAAGGGCAAGCAATGGGCGATATGTTCGGTGGTGGTAACGCAACGCTCATTGATATTCTTGGCCGTGTAAACCAAGAACTAGAAAATGAGGGTGTACAAACTGGCTTTATGTTCGAGTCAGCCAATATAGACAAGGCAGCAAACCAAGCGGCCACATCACCACTTAACGACTTACCAGAACCAACAGCGGCCCAAAAGAAAGCTGGAAATTACCTTAAAGGCCGAGTGACATTCAACGGCTTTGCAATCGCTATCGAGAACCCAAAAGGAAGCCAGCGAACCGGCACGGATGCTGACGGCAATAAATGGTCCATTGAGCTTAAAAACCATTACGGCGATATTCGCGGCACGACCGGCGCTGACGGTGATCCGGTTGATGTGTTCCTCGGTCCTAATGAGCAGTGCAAGAAAGTATTCATTGTTAACCAAACGGATCAAGATGGCGCATTCGATGAACATAAGGTGATGCTTGGTTTTGATAACGAGGGCGAGGCCGAAGCGGCATACATGGCAAACTATGAGCCTGATTGGAACGGCCTTGGCTCGATCGTCGCTATGAGTATCTTTGATTTTGAATGGTGGCTAAGAACTGGCGATATGACCAAACCAGCTCAAGAGCGTTAGTATTCAAAACGCCAGCTTGCCTATGGTAATCTGGCGTTTTGTTATCAGATCTTATATTCCCCATGCTTACAATCCGTCACCGTTGGAATGCTGGCTCGCTACCGTTGAATGAGGACGGGCTATTGTTTGGTTATTCCGTAATTGGCAACAATATCCCCGCTTTACTAAAAGATGGTGAATTGGCCTATAAGCCATACTTAGGAACGTTGGATAACGTGTACTTGCTCAACGTTAAACGGGTAAAGCTGGTTAACTTGAACGGCTATACGCACGATAAAGATGGTTTGGTCGATTGGCAGCTGATACCAGTAGATCACTATCTAGTTGGTGTATATCGAAACGGCGGTTACTACATTCTGACCAAAGACAGAGAACCAATAATCCATCCACTTTGACAGGCGTTGTTTCTGGCGAACAACCCCCTTGTTTTTCGGTTTTGCTCTGGCGAACAACCCCCTTGTTTTTGGTTTTGCTCTGGCGAACAACCCCCTTGTTTTTGGTTTTGCTCTGGCGAACAACCCCCTTGTTTTTTGGTTTTGCTCTGGCGAACAACCCCCTTGTTTTTGGTTTTGCTCTGGCGAACAACCCCCTTGTTTTTTGGTTTTACTCTGGCGAACAACCCCCTTGTTTTTCCACCAGCCATAAAAAAGCTCACAAGAACATGCACTTGTGAGCTTTTGTAATATGGTGTTCTATCCAGTTTATTTCCCTAAGCGGTCCTTTAGAAGTTGCTCAATATCATCAATGATTGAAGTATCGATGCGGGACAACTCAAACTTAACGGTGCGGCCATTAGGGCTAACGCTCTTTCTTACGTGCTTGTCTTTGGAGTCAAACTTAACTACATCAATAGTCTCCCAACCCGCGCCATTAGAACCGCCTATTTCTTTGGTAAGCTCCGCTAAGATTTTTTCCATTACATACTCTTGAGCGGCCACCACATCCATTGATGAGGCGCTATCTAATTGCTTGCTTATTTTTTTGCAAAATTCACCTAAGTTCATGAAGTTACGGGCCAGCTCTTTTTCAACTTTTGCCAGCTTTCCATAGAACGAGGTAGGCACGCCCTCATAATCGGGAATGAGAGATAACAAGCGAATATCAATCTTGAATGCTTGAATGCACTTACGCATCGTTTCACGGCCAACGCCAAGTAAAGCCGCCAATTCATCAACTTTCAGTGTTGATGGATCTTTGCCTAGTTCCTCGGCTTCACTCCAATACGCCTTACCGCGTTCGCGCCATGAGTGAGGCTTCTTGTCGCCAGCATCGGCCACCAAGCGACGAATATCTTTGTTAGATGCGCTATTCGCGGGTAGAACCCAAATAGGATAGTCTTTGCTTGCTGTTATCGCACAGAATCGGCGCACGCTTCCCTCGATAACCAGAATTGTTTTCTTATCGTCAGACCAAATACCCAAACAATCTGTATCAATACCATTCTCGCGAACGGAATTAAGCGTAGAACCAACAGACACGGCGTTAAGCGCCTCTTGGTTACGTGGGTTTAGCGGGTGAGACTTAGTTTTAGTATCAACCTCGTCAGCACTGATAACCATACGAATCGCATTAACGACTCCGGATTCAAGCTTAAATTCTTTACTTTCACGCTTAACGCCAAGAGAAAGGCCATTACCTTGTGTTTGCTGTCCTTTGTTTTGTTTCCCTAACAAGTCATGCTTAGAAACAACGCTACCGAAACCACTTCCCATAATTATTCCTCTCCCTTAACTGAAATCGCTTTAATCTCACGAATGATCTGCTTGTACGTTTGGTTGATACCTAGAATTGCCTCATCGTATCGAGCGTTAGAACAAGCTCGCTCAGTCTTAGCAACGTCAAGCGCTGTACGGTTCAAGTTACTAGCATAGGAAACTAGCTCAGAGTGTAAGATTTGCGCCGACAGCAAGCGGTCTTGAGCAGTGCGCGTAAGCTTGCCAATGGTATCCAGTTCGGCCTTACTTTTATCGTCGTGGTTAACAACAATAAAGCGACTCCAGATCAGGTTTTCGCCCTTAGATGGTAGGCTTTTGAAACGTGCGCCAGTGGTGATCGCATAGTTAACCGTTGAAGCGTAATCGTACTCGCGAGGTGTTACCGGAATAAGCAAGCAATCAAGAGCCTCATTCACAACCCAAACAAGCGGTGATTCTTGTGGTGGTGTGTCGATAAAAATCAGGTCGTACTTCTCTTTAAGCGCCGGAATGATTACCTTGCTTAGTCGAGTAAGTAGCTTGATTTGCGTTTCGTGGTCAGCTTGCCAGAACATTGATAGGAAACGCTCATCTGTAGAGAAAGCTGGCATAACATCAAGGTTTGGTAAGTGAGTATTAAACGGTGAGTTTTGGATAATTTCATGCTCAGTGTAACCAGCATTAATTAAGCCTTGGAACTCGCTATCATTCTCGAACTCGCCAAGAATTAGATCGACTGGAGTAAGGAACACGGCATCGTCTGAAACGATAGTTTGGTTAATCATGCCTTGGCCGTTAGTACCTTGCGGGTCAAGCTCCATAACCAGAACGCGAGCATTAGTGTTTAGGTCCAAAGCTGTAGCAGTAGCAAGTGTCGTTGTGCTTGTGGACTTACCCGTGCCACCTTTCTGGTTTTCTACCGCAATAGCACGCGGTACATGGTGATCGCGATACTTCTCAAAACCCCAATGCTCCCAAAGAGCCGCAATATCATGACGAGTAAATAGGTGTTGCTTGTTGTGGAATACAGGCTCAGTAATAACGCCGCTATCAATCGCCTCTTGGATGCGATCTTGGAATGTATTTGTACCAAATGGCGTTTGCTTACGTACCGCTGTTTTGTTCAGACAGTGGTTGTAAATCAGGCGAGGCAATTCACCGACGATATCATCAGTTACTTTTACTTTTCTTTCCGTTACTAACAACTCTTTCTTGCTTAGTTGTTCTTTTTGCATGCGCTGGCCGACAGCAATCAAGCGATCTACTTCATTCATGGACGGGGACTCCGGTTGCCTAAATTTTGATGTTTCGAGAATAATAAGTCACTCCGAGAACGAAAACAAATAAAAAATACAATTATTGTTCTTATGTCACGAAATAGGAATTACGACAGCAATAAAAAACCCGCCAAATTGGCGGGTTCTTGTCGAATCTTTCTTACTTACTTTGAACACTTGCTAGCGTCGAACTGGTGGCCGTCTTTTGTGCCGCATGCGTCAGCGAACCATTCAATGCGCACGCCTCGGTTAAGTACCTGTTTACCAGCCTTTCCGTTCCAGCTTTGAGCGTAATCAGCAGCAGTAGGTTGGATGTTGCCGCCGTATGTACCACCAGCTACAGAGCCAAAAGATACTACGCATAGGATAAGAGCAGTTGCTACATTTTTCATTGTATTGTCCTTTTTTCAAAGTTTTAAAATGTCTTGTTCGGAATGGAATATATATAAAACTATTTGAGTGTGCAACTAGATTTATTGAGAAAGAAACAGAATCTATTCCGAATGGTTAATTTTTGTACGGCTTTACACTCTTGTTGACCGCATACGCTTCAAGATCATGATCCTCGATAGAGTATTCGAATGGCTCATCATCGGTGTAAAAGGTATGCAGATTAGCCAGCATGTAACCTTGTTCAATCTGGTGGTTCTGATAGGCCCACGCTGCACACAACAGATATTCAACCTTGTCATAGGCAAAATGCTTGCGGGTCAGTTCTTCGCTATCGATACCAAGATCAAAGCCAGCGGCGGTCAACGCAACCTTGAGCGGCCACCAATACGGACCATAGTTGCGGTACATAAGCGGCTGTTTCTCTAGCACTGCATATACACCAGCAAGGTTATTCTCAATGAACGCTTGGACCGTGCCGCTTTCCTCGATAGCTTGTTCTAGCAATGGCTCTAGTTGGTCCTCGGTAGGCTTTACTACTTGTGTAATCATTTTTATCTCCAGTTAAACAATGCCAGAGCCGGACAATTCCAGCTCCAGCATGCTAGGGCATTATGCCGCTTTGGTTAGGGTGTTATGAATTGTTGCCAATGACTTAGCCAATAGCGACAAATCAGAGGTAGCAGAGATAAACCACCAGCTACCAGTGAATGCCTCGCTCGCATCATTAGCGAACTTAGCACCGTATTGCGCCTTGGTTTCTTTGTCGCCTTTGAACATGACAGCCAATGCGCCATCTTTGCCGTTAAGGTCCATCAAACCGATCATGGAATACGCCGCAATCGAGCCAGTGTACCAACGGCGACCAGCTTTAGATTTCCAGCTCATGTTTTCCGTGACCATTTTAGCCTCAATGCCAAGGCCAGAAAGCGACTCGATCAGCTGATCTACATTCTCAACGTTAATCGCATCGATGTTAGAAAGCTTATCTTGCTGCTTTTCAGTCAGAGTGACTTTGACCGGTTCTGGCTTGGCCGCGTTAATGTGCTTATCAATAAACTCTTGTTTATCGCGGCTATTGAACACGCGAATAAACGTGTAAAGCACATCATCTAGAGAGCGTGATGTTTTGTATAGCATGCCATCACCAGACTCTACATTGCGTAGGCCAGCGGCTTGTTGGTCAGCCATTGCATGAATCATCGCTTGCTGTTTATCGCCGGAATATAGTTCCTCCAACTTCTCACTGAACTTATGTTGAGCTACGTACTTTTTCATCAATTCAGCGATCGCACGTAGGCGAGCAGGGCGATCCGGATCGTTTTCCGCAACCTTAACGAACTGAGCAAAAACAAGATCCTCTTGTTCCGCGTTGTAGTCCTCGGATTTCTCTTTAAGGGCCGAGAAATAACGCGATAGTTGAGTACGCGTCCAAGTGTCGATGATGATGCGGTTAACGTAACCTCGCCAGCTCAACTCTTTGATGTGCGTTTCCACTTCTTGACAGAATGGGATCGAGTTTTGCCAATGAGAGCTTAGGCGCAACAGTGCATCCGTATAGCCAGCTGGGTTCTTGGATTCAAACTCTTTGATTTCCAGAGCGATACGCTCGGCTACGTCTTGCTCGGTCGCTTTGTTGCCTTGCTCTTTTGCTTGTTCTTGCCAGTTACGGCCAAGGAAGAACGACAGGATATTGGTATTCATCGTTGCTTTGCCGTATTGCTCGAAGTCGTTAACCACTTGAGCCATTAGGCCGTTGAATACTGCTTTATCCGTTGGGTCAGGGTAGATCAGTTGCTCATCAGGTTTGAGGTCAAAACCATAAGGCGTTTTGTATTGGCCGTCAGCGGTTAGGACCAATCGAGCGCTTTCAGTACCGTAAGCACGGATCTTCTTGTCGGCCACCAGCTCAAAGTAAGTTTCACGGTCAAACGTGCTTGCTACTTGGTTAAGCGGTACGCCTCGAAGTGCCAGCGTTTCAATTTCTGTGCGCTCTTGGTTAACCGGCGCAAGCTCAATGATTTTAGATACTGGTAAGTCGCTGTAACCACCGTTGTAACTCTCGCCATCACGCTCACGTAAATAACCGTCAACAGTCGCGTCTTGGCGGTTTAGGCGAGTAATGGTCATAACGGCTTTGATGTCGTATTCCTCGGCCCACGAACGCGACTTGATAGCCACCTTGTATGTGTAACCTTGGCGAACAATGATGCCATTCTTAACCATGAACAATTCAGGGTTCGATAGGAAGTCAGGGTAATCTTTTAGAATGCCGCCAGAGATAGCCTTTTCAATCGTTGGGCGCAATTTCTTGAGCGTATCACTCGCTTTCTTGCGGTTAGCTAAAACGCGTTCGATAGCTCGGATCTTGCTTTCACGTTCAAACAAGCGGTTTTTGATGCGCACGAACTCGCGATACTCATAAGAGCTGCGATCCTTATCTTCTGACTTCTCGCGTGCGTCCTCGACCTCTTGGCGAAGTTCATCAATGCCATTGTTCAGCTGTTCTAGTTCTGATTGTGCTTCCTCCACATCAAAGCTTAGTGTGCTGGTGGCGTTAACGTACTTGCTTACACTGATAGACGCTTGGCGTAGTTCCTCTTGCTTGCGCTTGCGTTCAGCTTCACGCTTGGCCGCCTCGATGCGAGCTTTGGCCTGTTCTGGATTGGCCGCTAGCATGATTGCTGTTTCATCTGCGGAATCCGCGTCAGCGTTAGCTAGGAACTTATCATTACCTTTAAACATGGTTTCTACCCATGACGCTTTACGCTGGATCGTCGCTAGTCGGAAGTCGTCAAAAGAGCCTTTCGACGTGTAGTAGTGCACGTTTACTTTCTTCTGCTTCGAACCTACACGCGCACCACGGCCATTTCTCTGCGTAATGCTCATCGGAGTCCACGGTAAGGTTAGGTGATGAATGTCCGTAGTACCTCGATGTAGGTTAATACCGACTTCACCTTTCTTATTGAGGATCATGAACTTGTACTTGCCGGTATTGTAGGCTTTTGCCAACGCTTCAAGTCCAGCTTCTTCTTTGTCCTCACTGACAGACGCGTTTTTCTTTCCGGCTACGGTGTCACTGTTCAAGATACCGATCTCTGACAGCTTACAACCAGTGTGATCCGCAATGATACGAGCTAACTTTTTGTGCTGGCTCTTTTCTTCGGTAAACACCAGTTGCTTACCACCAGCCAAATAGATCTCTTTGGCCTTTTCCAAGAACTTGGCGTACTTAGGCGAGACAGGGTGAGAGTATTTCAGTTTGGCTTTTTCACACGCTGCGCTGAACTCATCATCGAACTCTTGGCGTAGGCGTACTACCGCGTGATTGCCCTCAATAACGATCTCTTTTTCAAGTTTTACCTTTTGGTTGACCATTTTCACCGTGCCATCATCTGACACTTGCTCAACTTGAATAGTCACGGTCGCTGGTAAGGTATCGAGCGCGGCTTGAACCTCTTTCACCTTGCCTTTAGCAAAGCGATAGGTCACTTGGTCATAGTACAAATCAAGGTCCGTACTAATCTTGTCCATCTTACGAATAAGGCCGAACACGGTATCGTCAGGGAATTGCTCGATGATCTCTTGGTTTTCTTCCTTGTCAGGGTTCGAGATAGCATCTGCACGCTGGCGTAATTCCTCGTATAGCGCCTCTTGCTCGCTGTTCATTTGAACTACGGTTTGAGCGGCCACTAGGTCAGGGATATGTACATCTGCACCAACAGACTTAGCATCCTCCATCGTCATGTAGCGGTTAACGATGTTTCGCAGAGCATCTAGGTTTTGGAAGCCTAGTAGCGCCTCGCGGTTTTCCACTTCGCCAGACAGCTTAGTTACCAACGCTTCGCCAGTTTTACCAAACATACGGATAAAGTCGTCGGAGTCGAAGATACCCATTTGCGCGAACGTGTCAGCTGGGACGATGTGAGACAGCATGTTGAACATATCAACAGGGCTGTTAACCGTTGGCGTGGCCGTTAAGAAATAAACGCCGTTACCACCGTTACGGGCCTTAATGACGTTATTCTTAACTTGCATATCGATCGCACGGTCGGCTTGTGCTTGGCTTGGCAAGAATGCAAGGTTGTTACGGTATGAACCGCCTTTGTATGAGTTGCGGAAGTCATGAGCCTCATCGACCATTACCGAATCGAAAAGCAAATCCTCGAAGTAAGGAAGCTCATTGTTTTTCGCTGTGCCATCATCGCTGTACTTGTTCTCGAATCGAGCGTTTTTCTCTTTGTCTCGATGCGATTCAGCCTCTTTAACCAGTTTGTGCGAACCGGCCACCAATCCCGCCTCTTTCATTTCAAGAACGTTGTCGGCAATGGTTTCTGGTTTCATTGGAATGCGGTTGTACACATCCTTTGTCATTACGACGATGCGAGCTTTTGACTGAGTAAGGTCATGCAGTTGTTGAGCGATACGCTTACCGTTGGTGTCAACTTTTAGCTTGGCGCGGAGAATTGGCTCATTTTTCTTATCTAGCTTAGGCTCGCCGTCCTCATCGATTTCCGGTTCGCGGATAATGCGGCCCTTGTCGTCCTTGGCAACCTCCAGACCAATAAACACCTTGTCGCCTAGATTGCCCTCGCCAAAGAACAGATCCGATTCATAGAACCAGTTCTCAAGTACAGACTTAGGAACAACAACAGCAACACGACTTGCGCGTTTGGTGTCTAGGTTGTGTTGGATTAGGCCCAAGCCGGTTAACGTCTTACCTAAGCCTGTACCGAATGCAATGATCCCGTTGCCATCAGCACTATGACGACGAATCGTTGAGTTTTGGTAAGGAAGAAACTCAATAGCGCCTGATACGCCATTTAAGCCAAGTGGTGAGTCGTCAAATTCCGGTTTAATCCAGCTGTTAAACGTATCGTTGTAACGCAGCTCCAATTCATCTGAATAATCGCTAGCTGCAAGCCAGTTACTAAACTCATCATCCAATTGGCTGATACGGCTACGCATTAGTGACTTATCAGCATTGCTGTTACCACCGCGCACTTGGCCGTCATTCACGTATGACTCAATTTGTCGCTCGAATGCCTCATCTGGAGACTTCATTTCGCGACCATCGCGGTAGCGGTAGCCTGAGAAGTCTTTACCGTTCGGATCTTCGGTGAACTCAACTTGTGTGACGTAGCGAATATCGCCCTTGGCCGTAAGCTCAACCTCGCCGGTAGTCGCGTTTAGCTTAGGGATCTTGGTTTTCTTGTAAGTGCCGCGTACAAATTCCGTGTAGCCTTGGTCATGCAAGAACTCAAGCATGATGTGTTTCGGAATCCATTTATCCGTCAACTTCATGCGCACGTCAGAGATAGCGATCTTGTTTCGTTTCTCGTCAATCGTGGCAAGCTGGCGCATCACGTTAGCTTTGATTGGTTCGCTGGTGGCATTCACTAGCTGTTCAGTCAACAGAGCAACACGGCGGCCTACGTGACCAGTACAAGCACGGTGCATAGCTTGGACCGTACCATCTGGATTAACGGCTACCTCATCCATACCCGCTAAGTAATCAAGCAGCTGATCATCAGTCATTGAGTCAGTGATGTGGGCCGTGTAATAAACACGGATTTGGTCGAGCGTTAGCGTCGAATGGCCTAGTTCGCGCTCGCAGAAGTGGAACACATCACCAATCTTGGATGAGTTGTATTGATTGGTGAACTCAACGCGTAATTCGCCTTTAAGTAGGTCCGAAAGCTTACCGTTTTTAGTGACAGCTGATTGGTAGGAACGCCAGTCAGAGATTAGAGATTCATCGAGTACGTTTAACGCCTTGCCCGATACATGCGAGCCACCAAGTAAAGCGTTAAGCTCTAAGATTTGGCCGCCAAGCTTGGTGCGGTATTCTTCCACTTGCAGATCTTCATGACCGGCCTTGGAGAATGCCAGCTCTTTAACTGAGCGACTACGGCTACCAGCAACCATAGTAGAAAGCGTTTTTACTTTCTTACCTAGCAAAATACCTTTGTAAGCGTGCTCTTGCTGACCGGTTGGCAGCTTGGACACTTCACGCATAAGCGCTTTGAACTCATCATGACAAAGGTACTGATAGTCCTCGTAAATCTTGAGCGCTTGGCTGGCCGACAGTGACAGCATTGATTCAGTAGAGTAGGTCACTGGACCAATGTTGGCCGTGTCAGTTACACCATAAACCGATTTATCAACGTTACCTTGCTTCGCGTTGTTTTCGGAAACTTCCCACTCGCCATCAATCATTTCGTATTGAATGCCGTTGCGGTACATAGTGTCACCGTCTGCATACTTGATGCTTTCTGGTAGCTCTACGTTCTCGCCCAACAGTGACCAGTCAATACGACTGTCAAAGCGTCGAGTAAGGGCCGCTTTGATATCGTTGTTAGAACGATTACCGCGATCCACTACCTTGCGTGCGAACTTGCCAACGCCTTTAGTGGTTTGTTCACCGTTGATGAACTTTTTGCCGTCACGCTCGAACCACTTGCCTTTAAGCCATGTATCCCAAAGCACGCCAGCACTGATTAACGTGTCACGGCCTACGCTATCAATTAGCTCTTTGCCGTGTTCGCTATGCTTGCGCCAGATAACAAGGTCGGTAACTACGCCAGTATCAGCGAATGTGCCAGTAGGAAGTCGATGTGCGCCAAGAAATTCAGCTTTAAGGGCCAGACTTACACGCCATTTTTCCAATGACTTACCATCACAAATTCTGGTAGGTAGGACCAACGCGATAAGACCACCGGCCTTAGCTTTATCAATTGAGCGGGTAACGAAATATTGATCAGCATACTGAATATCTTTGTATTCGCCGTCATTCATTGCGCTAGCGTCACGCACGCCATAAGGCGGGTTGCCGATAATCGCATCAAAGCCGCCAATACTCGGATCACTAGCGATAGCCTCAAAGGCCGAATTGATTACGTGATCTTCTGGATGGAGTATTTGGTTAATGGCCGCAGAGGTTTGGTCCATTTCTACAGAGGTAGAAAGCGTGCCTTTCGGTTTTGTTTCACTGAATACGCCAACGCCAGCGCTAGGCTCAAGAACAGAACCACCAGTAAAGCCGTAGGAACGTAAAGCATCCCAAGCCGCCTCCGCGATCCATTTAGGTGTGTAGTATTCGTTTGTTGAACCACCGATACCACCAAAGCCGGTATAGTCGCGTAATGCTGCTTTATCTTCTGGTGAAACGTTTGAATAGTCGCCGTTGTACTTGGCTAGAATGTCCTTAGCGAGTTGGTTTGCCTTTAAGCGTTGTTTGCCCTTTGGCGTATCGCTAATGTCGATAGACAGCAATTCCTCAAACTGACGAACTAGCTCGTCAATTGTCTCGGTTTGCTGGATTGCGAGGATAATATCTTTATCCATTGTGCCTCCGAGTTGGAGGCGCTAATTTGCACGGGGAAAGCTCCCCAATGTTACAGTAAGACGGCCCAATAGCATGCTAAAACTTTTGTCCAGACGAAAAAAAAGCCGAGCTATTAACTCGGCTTTTTCTTCCTATTTCCCCGTCCAAAAAAACGCCACTTATAAAAAAATGTATATTCGTTTGGACGTGTCTATTGTTCCGAACCAGCATACTTTAATCCATGCTAAAAATTACCGTTTTCAGTATGTAACGCTTTATCTACGCGTCGTCCCTGTTTGGTCTAATTATTATTTTTAAGCCTTGCCATAAAAGGCTTTTTTCGCATGTTGGTGACTATAGCGCCAATAGTTTATTATCAATTATCCCCCCGTCCATTACTAAGCGCCTCGACCATTCGAGGTTTACTAATGTCGCAAAAGGAAACCGTAGGGTTAGCCGCAGCGCTTAAAGCAGCCTTTCCATTTTTCAATGAGAAAGACGACAAAGACGCGGCCTACGCGTTCGAGTCTGGTGCTGGCTACACTGGTTCGCCGTTCCACAACCGCGATCAGCTGGTGGACGATAAAGGCGGCGCACTTACAAAAGATGGCCGCAAGAACCGTGACCGTTTCTATCTCAAAAAGCTACCGCTTGACCGGTTCATGCTTTACGAAATCTACAAAGAAATGGCTGACGATTCGACCATCGACGCAGCGATCAATTTACATCTAGGTCATGCCTTGTCTGTATCTGATAAAGACGGGTACGCCGTATATCTGCATCCGAAATCGGAAGAACACGCCGAGTACGTTGCACAGCTAAACAAAGAGCTTGCCGGTCCTATTAACGAACAGTTGATGAACTGGGCCTATATCACCGCCGTTTTTGGTGTGAGCTATGTTCGGCCATACGTGGAGTACGGAAAAGGCATCACGCACTTTGAGTTCAATTACTACACGCTACCAAACCAAATTCGCGAGTATGAGCGTTCCGGTGTGTTGTGCGGCTTCACGTCTGAAAACTTGAAAGTACGTAACAACGGCGAGCAAGTCCGTTTGGCCGAGCCTTGGGTTTTGATCCCAATGAAAATGCCAATCTGGCGGCCAAATATGGACGTTGAGCCTATCAACTACGGCGGCCAGCGCTACTCATTGTATGACGATGCTTATTCACGCCAGCCTATCGAGACGCAAAACTACGGCACATCGATTCTGCATACCAGCTTTGAATCATGGACCATGTTACGCCAATCAATTGCAGCGCTTGGTGCTAGCCGTGTTAATGCCTCTCTTATCGATCGCATGGTGGCGGTAAACACTGACGGCCTAGATTCAGCCGGTGCAGCTGAGTATATCAATATGGTGGCTGACCAAATGCAATCGGACCGCCAAACCATTGTTGAAAACAGTCGTAAGCAAGGCTTCATTCCAACAGTTATCAATACGCTGTTACCGCTAATGGGTGGCGCAAAAGGTGGCGTGCAAATCGACACGTTTACCACTGATCCGAATATCTCTCATATCGAAGATATTATGTTCCACCTCAAGCGTATGGCTGGCACGTTAGGCGTAGATCCCGCAATGCTTGGCTTTGGCGACTTGCTCGCTGGTGGCTTGGGTGAGGGTGGCTTTTTCCGTACTTCCATTCAATCAGCTCTAAGAGCTAACCAATTACGCGCAGCTGTAGCCGGTTACTTCCGCAGAGCTATCGATATTCACACCATATACCGTGACAACAAGTATTGGCCGGAGGGTGAAGAACCTTTTGAGATCCGATTCAACTCACTTAACACGGCCATTGAGCAAGAAGAATCCGCAGCCAAGACCGAACAGGCCAACTACGCGACCATGATCGCTACCGTCCTCGACCTCATCGAGCAATCACCTATCGGTAAGAGCGGCAAGCTCAAGAACTACATATACACATCCATTCTGGATATTGAGCCAGAACTAGCCAAAACAATCATTTCTGAGCTAGCCGCCAAGGCAGCGAGCAACGATCAAATGATGGAATCACTCGGTATGACCGACCGACACGAAGCAGAAGCTTTTGTGCGTGACACCATGCTGGACCTAATGGGCCAGCTCCAAGACTTTCAAGGGGAGTAATAATGCGTAAATTGAAAACTTTGAAGCGCGTAAAAGACCGTTTTAGCCTGTTTAATGACGGTCGTAAGATTGGCGCTAACAAACGTAAATACATTGTCCAAGCGGTGCAAAAGATGATCCAGAGCGCCCAAACTCAAGAGCTACTACGAGTAGGTGAGGCATACGGCTATTACGGCCACCAGCCACGCCAACGAGCTAAAAAGCTTGAGCTTGGTGAAACCGAAGTGATCATGATTAATGGCCGACCGGTTGTTGTCGAGAACGTGCCATCAAACCGCACTATTTCTATCTCATGTAGCGACGATGGCATTGTCGAGCATGAGGAAGAATTTTTTGATACTGAGACGGGCCGTATCGCGCTTTCATTGTGGGAATCGGGTGCTGGTGGCTGGAGCTGGGCGACTGGTGGCCGAGACACGCCAAACGCGAGTATCACCAACAGCTATCATGGTATGGACTACGTGAAGCATCCGAACTTCCTATCACTGGACCATCCGGCCATGATGATGGAAAACGCGGGTAGTGATGCCATGTTCCTAGAGTCGCTACAAGGTAACGGTTTTGATGCGAACGAAGCACAGAGCATTCTTGATTCAATGAATCACGCTATGTATGTCGATAACACGGTGGACCTAGAAAACCAGATCATGTACCTAGAAAGCATCAACGACGAGCTACGCCAACAAGTAGATAGCCAAACGCAATCTACTGATATGTTGCTTGAGGCCGTAGAAGCTTTACCAGTGTATATGACTGACGCACAACGCCACGCGTTCACTAATCTCAACACGCCCGAAGCGCTTCAAACAGTTAAGGCATTCTTTGAATCCATTGGTAACAAGCAAGGCCAAACGCTACCTACCGCGATGTTTGAAGCGGCCAAGATTAGCAAGCAAGCCGCTAGACCAGATCGCGGCCTAATGCAACACGCCGTAAATTTCGGATCTCCGTCACTAAAATTCCCAAAATAGATCCTTAATTAGTTAAGCGAGAAAATAGAGACGGGCGCATAATCGCGCCCGTTCTTTATGATCTTGTGTTCGGCCTATTTCATGATAGTAGGCGCGACAGGACGCAAGTACAGTTTATTACCTTTGTAGCGAGTTGGGCGCCAGTCATAGTCCATAATGCTCACGCTCGAACGCGCACCAGCAATGTACGAAATTGATCGTAAAATGTTAATGCCACGTTCAAAATTGACCTTTTCATCTGCAACTAATACCAGTGAACGCTTTTCTTGGCGCAATACTTTAAAGGTACAGCCGCAAATTGTTATTAACAGTTCTGTATTTAGTACAGGAGCGTTTTTACTTGGATACTGTTTGCGTTTAAGCTCTTGTTTTATAAGGCTTACATTGTTTTCAATCTGAGCTTGAATCGAGTTGTTCGGAATCATATATACACACACTTATCAACAGAATCAAAATTGGTTCGGAATGGAATTATAAGAAAACCACTACAAAAAAGCTCTAGATTTGGTAATATTGCCGCCTCACTTTCTAAGTGAGGGGATTGAAGTGCTTGATCAAAAGATCTTGTTGGTCAGCAAGATACGATCAATAATGGATCATGTTTATCTGTCACTTTTGTTTTCGAACCAGACAGCGTGTCTTTTCCGACAGACAGATAAAGAAAAAGCCCATCGTTGGCGCGATGAGCTTTTCCTCGGAAAATGAGCTTAAAGCCTGAGAAACTTTAAGCGCGAGACACAAGGGACAAGCCGTTATGTCATAGAGAATTAAAAGGTTGAGAGCCTTATAAATCTCAAGAGAGTAACCAGTTACAGCTAGTTAGTCTCACTACAATTTGTTTTGCAAGAACCACTTCTTTGCGAACGTAAATACGTAAAACCGTAGGTTGTTTGGTGACAACGGTTTAATTATAACGTTCAAAGAGATCGGTGGCAAACACTTGCGCCCTTTTTTTGGACAAAAAATATGCAAGATGCACCTATTTTGCTGAATCCCCGCTATTTAAAATCGGGATTTAGATCACAATCTAGAAATATCAGACAATCGTTACCGCTTAGACTTCGCAAAATCGCTTGCCTTGCTGAGACTGTATCGGTCCACATTTTAAAACATGGCGCGTTCTGCTATGCCTCATCAACACGCCTAATCAATGTCTACAACGAAACCTGTACTCGCTACGGTTGCCGTCCTATTGCAGAAAGAACACTAAGCACACTACTTGGCAACGCCGAGGAAGCTGGTGTGATCAATCGCCAATACTTCTACAACCAACAGACCGGCCAACGCCAACGCTACATAGAGCTAAACATCAACGGCCTAAAGAGCATGTTCGCTGGAGTGGTCAATTACGCTCGCCAAGCAGCTAATAAGTTTCTTAATCGCCAAAATAAGCCGATCGGGCGGTCTGGAGTGGATAACATCGATGAGCCTTGTAATGACAAGGGTTTTGCTGGCAATGCGGATCATCAAAACGGCGTAAAAAGATCAAATGATCTCTCTAAAGAGAGAAAAAATAAAAATAATGGCTCACGCCGTCTTTCTTATGATGATTTTTTGATTAAGTCATTTGGAGCTGACGCAGACGAGGTTAAGTCTCTGCAAGAAGCAGCTCGCAACAGCAAGCATTCAGACAAGCCTATTACAGCATCAGGCGCTAAAAGACTTATCGAACTGCATAACCAACACGGCTACCCACTAGCACCAAGCTTTACCAAGTTCCTAAACCACATCATTGCTAAAGAGCATCACCGCAATAAGTGGTTACGTGATGTGACGATCGCTACTTACAAGGTCGGTGATATGACGGACCAAGAAGCAATCGAAGCGGCCAACAATGAGTTGCGCTATTGGGAGACTACCTTTGTTGAGCGTGGTTACAGTGAGATCGTGATAGACAAAGCCACCGGTATTGCTCGCGTGCGTAACCTAACGGACAGTGAGGTAAAACGGGCAGCAGCGATCCGCATCGAGCGAGAACAAGCCATTCTCAACGAGCCAGCGCCATTCCGTGACGCATTCAGCGAGGTGTTTGGCTCTGGCCGTAAGCAAACAAGAGAGATCGCCAGTGGCCGCAACGTATTCGAGCGCATTAGCAATACGTGGGGTGAGTAATGGACATTACGCCCAAAAGAGCTATGGCCTATCTGATGGAACGCCAGCGCTTGAAAGGCGAACTGGATAAGGCCCATACCAAGATCGCGAGTCTCAAAGAGGATCTTGAGTACATGAAAGAGATTATCTTGAATGGACCGACAATCCCCGATCATGTTCGCCAGTGGATGAGAGATTATGACTTGGTGAGTTGGGAGCTGTTTAAGTGCCAAGAACATGATGAGTGGTTCACTCAACTAGATCCTTTGTTCCCGAACCATTGGGAGCTATGCCGATGTGAAAAATGTACTTGATAGGTTCAAGGTATGGATAGATTGACGGCCTTTGTGCCGGTATCACTTGAGCGAAAGGAGAGGGCCAATGAGAGAGGTAGTAAGACTCTTGGCTGTAGTTGCTTGGTTAGCGGGGTTTGTGCTCGCTAAGGGCGTTGTAAGTACCATTGCGTGCGTAATACCGTTCTGGTCATGGTATCTGGTTGTTGAAAAGCTCATGGTCAGCTGGGGGATGGCATGATGAAGCGCGGCGAACTGGTGAGCATCAAGGGTCATGATGAATTTGGCCTGTTTGAGTATCAAGGGACAGTGATCGCGCAAGCTGGTGGCGAGGCTGCTTTTTCATTGCTTGCGGAGCTACGGCCAACTGACGAAATAATCATTTCTGGCAAAATGCTAAACGCGACAGATTCGGTTTTGATTGATGCCTCAAAAGTGAAAGTTGCAGTTTCGGAAAGTGAGCATTCCATTCCGAATGTGTAATATTGTGTTTGGTTCGTTGATACTTCGCGAGATATAACAACGGTTAATTGCTGGTTTTTTGCTGTTCCAAGAGTATAAAAAAAGCCTCCAATCTTGGAGGCTTTCTAGTTTGAAATGTTCTTAATTCGACAGGCTGATATTGTCGCCGTCCACCTTAAATAACTTGTCACTAATTGCGGCTAAAAGTCGTGAACTTGTCATTTTAAAGCGCTTACTGATACTTTCTAGGCTGGTATTTCCGCTTTGTACATAGCGGTAAACCATCACGTCTACAACTGAGTTGGTTTGTGTTTCTTGAAACGCCTTTACATCATTCTGAAATTTATCGTGTACGGTTTTAGTTTTGCAATCCGACATTATGCTGTCCTCAAATTGTGGGTTTGTTTGTTTGCTCAAGCGGTAATCTACACCAAAACAATCAAACACTACAATAGTTTTTGCAATTTTTACGATGTTGGGTAATACTGCATATAAATTATTTGTTCGGAATGGATGTTATAATGTGTGACGAGGTAACAGAGAGCAAAAGGCAGCACCTAGCGGCTAGACAGCGCGAAAGGGACGCAGCGAACAGCTCGATACTCGATCACTTTGATGTAGAACTGGATGATGAATCCAAGGACGTGATCGCTCGATGTGCAGACGCGGAAGTAACTTTAAACGACAAGCCAAAGCCTTGTGAGCATTGCAAGGGGCGAGGTTGGGTAAAGCCGCTGTTTGTTAAATATGAGTGTGATGCTTGTTTCGGTACTACTTACGACCTATCAAATCCAATCGCGATCATCAAATGGCAGCGGTTGTGTATGGAGTGGGCTAAGAATGACGTACTTGAGAACCGGAAAGCTCTACTCTACGCCACCACAACCGAACAAGAGCGCCAAGCGGCGACAATAGATGACTTTTACAAAGACTCAAACCGAAAAGACTAAGTTAGCAGCGGAAATTCAATCCGCTGAGTATCGAAAAGCTCGCGGTATCCGCATTAAGCAAGCTAGAAAGCTTACTGGTAGCGCCATTGAAGTATTCGCCGCTTTGATTGGAGTATCGCCGCAGACGCTAACTAAATTGGAAAAAGGCGAAGCAGAACCCAAAGTTAAAACGCTAGAACTTGTCGCACTTTATAGCGGTGAATCAGAGGGATGGTTATTCTTTGGGGATGCAATCAAAATCCGAGATAGGGCAGTAGCAAATGATCGTTAAAAAATACAACGCAGCAACAATTGATTTTGAGTCGTTATCAACAGACACCGACTGTAAGGTATTGAGTTTTGGTTTAGTGCCGTTCAACCGTGGCGAACTCGCAACGTTTGATGAGCTTCGCAAACGTGAGTCTAGCTTGTACATCAAATTTCGTTTAGCTGGTCAGGAAGAACTTGGCCTAGTTGAAGATCAAGGAACTTGGGAATGGTGGGAGCAACAAGGACCAGAAGCACGTTGGGTACTTGAGCCAAGCGAGCATGATGTGTCCGTGGAAGATGCGATGAAGCGCATTGCTGACCACTTGCTTAACTGGTTAGAGCCAATCGACAAGAACGGTGCAGCGATCTATTGCCGTGGTTACGACTTTGATGGCGACATTATCAAGAACCTATTCAAAGTGACTGGTGTTAAGTCACCAATCAAACGTTATAACCGTTTCCGCTGCATTCGCACGGCCATCGATGAGCTAGCGCTACAAATTAACGGCTACCTCGAAGATGAAGCACAACCAACCAACTTTATTCCCCACAATTCATTGCATGATGCCGCCTTTGATACTTCGGTACTGGTGGCCTTGCAAGCTAGACAACGTGAACTTTTACAAGGCAACAATTAATGGCAAGCAGAGGCATTAACAAAGTTATCTTGGTAGGTAATCTCGGAGCAGATCCGGAAATTCGATACCTACCAAACGGCGGTGCGGTCGCGACTATCACGATCGCCACCTCGGAAACATGGCGCGATAAAGCATCGGGTCAAATGCGTGAAAAAACGGAATGGCATCGAGTTTCCCTGTTCGGCAAGCTGGCAGAGGTAGCCGGTGAGTACCTACGCAAAGGCTCACAAGTCTATGTTGAGGGCCAATTGCAAACGCGTAAATGGCAAGACCAATCAGGCAAAGACCAATATTCAACTGGAGTTGTTGTTCAAGGCTTCAATGGTGTTATGCAGATGCTTGGTGGCCGTGCTCAAGGTGGTACAAACAACCAAGCACCACAACAGCAACAGCAGCAATCTGGTGGCCGCCATCAACCGCCACAACAGCAATACAATGAGCCGCCAATGGACTTTGACGACGATATACCGTTCGCTCCAATCGGCTTACAGCACCCAGCTTTAGTACATTGCATGGGGTAAGGTATGGCGAAACCAAATCAACAAGTGTTAAACGGCCATGATGATCTAGTGATTGTTTTGCGCCGCATGACCAATCGAACGCTACGTGAAATGAGCAATGATTTAGGCGGTGAGAGAGACTTCACCGATTCAGCCAGTGCGTTTTACTTTAGCAACCGTACTATTGCCGCAGAGGTTGGCATTAAGTCAAAGGATGTAGCCGAGGTTATCTTAGAAAGCGGTCTAGATTACGTTCACAAGAACGGCGAGATCCTAGTCTGGCTAGATGATTTAGACGAGCGCTTAGAGCATTACGCAAACGTAGCCTAATCCACTTTTCCTATTTCCCCAATTGAGATTATTTAGAACATGAGCACTGATGTTTTCGTCGTAGATCTTCCGTGGTGCATTCCGAACCAAGGACCATTCAAAATACAAGAATTTGAGATTGAGCTAGTAAAGTTTCAACAGTTTATGATTGAAGATTTACAGCGCAAGTTAGAGCGTTTAAATGGTGCGGCCACTGAGGAATTACAACAAAAGTATCAGGAACTTGAGAGCAAGTTCCTAGCATTGCAAGCCGATAGAGATAGACAGTTTGCAGCAGTAGAAACAATGCGCAGTATGCGCAATAAATCAGACGAACGCGCTAATTCAGCAGAGCAAGAAAAGGTAGCGTTACAAGACAAGCTGACCGCATTGACGGCAGAGAACAATAAGACCAAGACGGATCTTAAACACGCTCAAGACGAGCTGGCTGGAGTGCCAAGACTCATCGAGAACAAAGTGAAAGCGGCCCTTAGTAATCATACCGTGTCCACGGTCGAACTGGACCAGCTGGAGCAAAGCAAAAATGATTTAGAAGCCAAGCTCAAAGAGTCGTCCGGTAAGAATAGGGAACTGTCTGATACCGTTGGCAAGCTAACCAAAAAGGCTAATGAAAGCGAGGCTCATATAGAGCTGCTAAGTGAGCTTGTTGCTACTCAAACCAATCAAATCGAGTCAATGGAAGAGGGCGTGCGTAACGCTGACCGCAATTACCATTCAGTTATGCACCACTTGGATGAGCTGATCGGGTATTCCGCTATCGTGAGCGGTGAAAACGTAACGTTACGCAATGACGCTCTATACCTAGAACAGATCCGCGAACTACATAACATGAAACAAGTTTGGGGTGAGGCTGGCTGGCAAGCGTTCTTCTTGGCCCGTTCCGGTATGCTCGATTTAGCCGAGGGGATGCCAGCACCGGATACCAACTTTGGCATTTTATTCTTGGTGAATACAGAAACCGGATGCGGCCATACCGCTTACTTTGACAAGCAAGGCGATGTTTGTTTCTCGGCTGACGTTCACGAATCAGTAAGGCTACCAGAGCACCTTTGGGAAAGCTTTAAAGCTGGCGCTAAACAGCTTCCAATTAAGGAAATGGAACAATCTGTACTAAACGCTACAGAACGCGCTAGAAAGCTGGTGGCCTACGCAAACGTGCTTGATATCCAGTGGAACACGACCGCTAGCCTAGCTGAGATTTGTCGTCGTCTGAATGACTATGTACCAGAACATGAGCTAATGCGTGCGCTAACCAATATTGAGCGAGCAAAAGCGTTAGCACCTAAGAGCCAGTCACTTATCGAGCGCATTAACAAGCGCTTTGATACCGCCTACAAGCTAAGAACAAGCAATACCAGCGCCAAGCCTAAAGTTGGCAAGCCTAAGCGTGACCGTAAGAAACGTAAATAGGGGATAGCATCGTGTGTAAGGGTTCAGTTCCGTTTACTCCAAGTGAAGATGAAGTAATAAAACAGCTGGCCGGAAAAATTACGGCTAAGGAAATTGCAAAGCGCCTTGGCCGCACTTACCGACAAGTTTCTAACCGAGGCTACAAGCTTGGCCTCTCTATGTCATGTAAGAACAAGTTACCAAAAGAAGTCTCAATCAAGGCTAAGAAAAACGGCGTGAGTATGGAGACGGTTAAGTGTCGTTTGGCCGCTGGTTACTCGATAGAAGAAGCCGTGCAGAACAAGGACTATCGTTCAAAGAATGGTGAGCATAAGTACGTATGGAATGGCATTAAAGGCGCACCGGCCATAGCTAAATCGCTCAACGTATCATTGAGCACGTTGTACAACCACATAAGACGCTGTGACGGCTCGATAGAAGATGCACTGGACAGCATGAAGCGTTCACGCCAGCTGCAAGCCAGAAGCGAGTCAAAGCCTAACAAGTTGAAAGTGGTTGAACCAAAACCAAAGCCAATTAAAACCGGCGAAATGGTCCGGCCTAACCTTTCGGCCACAATGGCCCTTGCACTTGGTATAGGTGGATGCAATGGCTAAAGGACCAAGATTTGATTTGGCGTTTCTCGGAAACCAGATGGAGAAGCGCAAGAACTGGAAAAAGCGGGGCGTTAAGGCCGGTCATGGTGGTGACTTCAATATTTGCGATCCACTAGCCGAAATTAACCGCAGTGTGAGTCGTGAGATACAGCCACCAGCACCAGCGACAATAAACGTTGCGCTGGTGGATACCAACGAGATCCCAGCATGGGCGATCCGGATTCTTGAGCGTGATTCAGAGGTGGCCCGTTCGGCCACCAGCAAGAAGCGTGTCGAGCTGGTATCACCACATAAAACACGCATTGCCCAAGGCATTAAGAAACCAAGCGAGCTAAACGATACCAAGTTAGCCGAACACTGGTTGCAAGTTCGAATCTTCTACACGTTAGAGGTTGATTATCCGGATGAGTACGAGTTTGCTTTTGCTGTACCTAATGGCGGCCACCGGTCCAAGCGTTCGGCTAGTCTCATAAGCTATGAGGGCCAGAAAAAAGGCACGCCAGACGTGTTTATACCTATTCCCAAAGGCATATATCACGGCATGTTCTTAGAGGTGAAAACGGAAAAAGGGACGGCCAGCAAGGACCAGAAAAGCAAGGCCGAACTATACCGGCAGATGGGCTACTACGTAGTGATAGCAAAGGGTTATGATGCGTGCATGGCTCAACTTACGCAATACTTTGCATTGCCATCATTCGATAACAAAACTACACTGGCAGCATAGAGGCTCGCAGGGTAGAAAAAATTATGATGGTGGCAGAGGAATTTATGACAGCGGAGCAACCGCCGCTGGATCTTAGTTTGCTCAATCCGACAAAAACGGTACGTAACTTTCTATGTGATTATCTGTACAAGGATGATCTGATTTTAAGTTACGCACCGGCGCATGAATTTGGTAGCGGTCAAGCCTATAAGTGGTTGACTGGCGGCTATGTTTGCGAATACGAGGGCGTGGGTAACACCATTGCACCAAGAGAAAAAGTTAACTTCCGAATCATTCGCATGCTTTGGGATAGTGGCTTGCTTAAAGTGAAACGAAATATCCGAACACCTCACGTTCGTTGTGTAATCTTTGAGTGGACAGAGCATGTAAAAACAAGCCGTAGAGAGATCCTTACCACTAAGATTTTTACAGATCAGATGCGCGTCAATTCGAGCATGGTTAAGGCCATCGCTTCGCAATACGGTTTGCAAGTTCGTTTGATTGAGGCCCGTAGCATTTTTGAAGTGTTAAAGGGCAGTGGTCGAGGTGAAGCTATCCCAGCTGGTAAAGCTAAGACGACTTACATATTTATGACCAGAGACGGCCAGCCAGTAAGCCGTTGGCGTGACCTCAATTTGCTTGGTTGGGAAGATTATCTTTTCGAGATTGCAACCAGAGCGAAGTCACTCAAGAAGCCGTTAAGTGTTCCGGCCAATCAGCAAGGCCATTTGTCAGGGCTGAAACGGGCCTAATACATCGTCACTTCATATCTTCATAAAATACCGCCTTTTACGGCGGTATTTTTTTATGTGTTAATTGCAAAAGTTGTTCGGAATGAGTTTATAATGCTGTAATGACTGATAGAAAACGAAAAGTGCCACCGTTGAGCAGTACCGAACGGGGCAAACGGCACGCTAAAAAGCTCGCTAAGTTTGGCATTAAGCGGATCTATTTCCGAGCAAGTGAAACGCAACGTGAGCTAGTCAAGCAATTACAAATCATTACGAAGTGTTCCAGTAGGGAAGAATTGATATTGGATGCGCTAGTAGCATACGGCCACCAGCACGGCCTAACACTCAAGCAGATGAAAGAGGATTTGGAGTGTCTGAAGATATTACCAGAACAAAAGTCGTAGATATGATTCATGAACGCCTATTTGATAGAAAACGAGGGACAAAGCAAGTCTGCAAGGCAGTTGTTGACGCGTTCTTTGATGAAATCAGAGAGCAAGTAATGGTTAAAGGAAACACCGTAGGTATCACGCGTATTGGTGTGTTTTCTTGCAAGTTGAAGAATAGCCGCATGGCTCAGAATCCAAAGACCAATGAGCCAGCATTGGTGAAGCCAAGAGAACTACTAGCGTTTTCAGCTGCAAGACCGTTCCGTTATGCGTTAGCGGCCCGTGTCCGTCATTTCGACAAATTGGAGGCGGCAAACCGTGAGAATTAATCGACCAGAACTAGAAGAACTGATCGCAAAACGTGTAGGTGAGTTGCTAACTGATGAACATCCCGACACGATACGACTTACGACAGATTCATTGTTTTCTATCCTTTTAGACGAACTGGCAAAGGGTAACGAGCTGACCATTAACAACTTTGGCCGTTTCCGTCGTTCTACGCGTTCCCGTATCAGTCGCAATCCTCAAACCGGCGAAGAACTTGGCTCAAACATCGAGCACTACATAGTGTTTTCACCGTTCAAAGAAATGGTGAAAATCCATGAGCATTAAGATTAAGAATGACTGGACCTTATCGGTCCTAATCGGCAGCCTCAGACTATTGGCCGCCGCCGTTGCTATCCAAGCAGCGATCATGTTGAGCTTTGGCGTGTATTACTTCTATGGGGTGGTGGTACTTCCTAAGATACAACAACAGTCTGTAGCCGTTGAGATTGAGCGAGCAGCTTACCTAAAGGCCGTTGATGATGGCCTGTACCTACCAAGAGGCATTCGCAGTGGCGATATTAGTTCAAAGTAAGACCGTTGAGGGGGTCAAGAACAAGTGGGCGACTCAATGGCCGTGCTTTCTCGATGCCCGTATGCACTTCGAATTGCTTACCAACAAAAAGATAGTGATTGATGTGGCCGCCGAACCGCAAACGGCCAAAGTAAACCGATACCTGTTACCGCCAGAGTGGATCAATGACCATCCAAGCGGCAGCTATGACCTATTGAAGCCAAAGCACGAAATGGCCCGATTGCTAAACCCTAAATGCGTTGGGTTCGATGGCTTGCAGTGTGAGTGGGAAGATGGCTGGTGGTGCAATCCACCGTTCGACCTCAAGCAAGAGTTTATTCAAAAGGCCGTCGAAGAAATGTTTAAGGGCTATGATGGCATCATGCTCTTACCTTATGAGCCTTTGTCTGGCTGGTGGATAGATTACGTCGAGCCATACGCCAAGCTTGTTCTAGAGCCTAACGGTCGATACCCGTTCTATGAGGCTGACGGGGAAACCAAGAAGCACGGCGTTAACTTTGGCAGTGTACTGGTAGTCTTTACCCGCAAGTGCATCGTGTTACCACGACAGCGCATTATTCGTCATAAGTACAAAGACGCAGAAATAGCGCAAATAATCACAGAGCAATTAGCCGCATAAGGCGTTGAAATGTCAATAATCGTTTACGTGTTATTGTCGTCACAAAGTAACGATGTGGAGTTAATTAAAACTTAATTTACTTGATAGTTGTTCGGAATGAGCCTAGAATCACGGCCATACTGATAGAGCAAAGAGCAGGTGTTCTATCGGTTACTCGCAAGGACGCGGGGTACAACCTATCAAGTTACAAACACATTGAGACACTAGCTCCCAATTTTAAGACCAAAGGCCATTCTCGAAAGGGGGTGGCCTTTTTGTTTACAAGAACAAAGAGAACAGGAATATGCTATTCAACTATGCACCTCGACACGTCCTTATAGTCACGTTCACTTGTCGCGGCGTACAGCATCGAATTACGGATGTTCACTCCCAAATCAACGAGAAACTACCACTCAAGCCGCAGCTACCGCCACTATGCGCCAGCGCCGCTGAAATCGAGGATGTTTCTCTAATCAATGATATCCGCGTGATTAAGTACGTGCGCTTACCAAAAGTGAAGCCGCCTAAGCCTCGCAAGTTCCCGCTAAACGGCGAGTGGTGGTTTTGTGCCACTGACAAGATAGGCGAACGCGTGTTGCTATTCCGCAAAGATAATATGTGGGTTAGCGATACGCTGGCGACCGAGGACTTGGCCGCGCACATGAAAGTCAGACCACAAGAGCGCCTATACACCGAGCGCGAAATCAAAGACCTGACATTAGAGCTAACCATTGCCAAGAACATCAACACTAAGCTACGCAAGCGCTTAGAGTTCCATCACCTACCTATCGATAACGCACCAAAGATTACCGGCCATGCTGGCAAGCAAGAGCCTCAATCCCGTTCTTTGGTGGGAAGCAATGGCGAATCACCAGTAGACCATAAGACGCTAGGCCAACGCATGCGCCAGCGTATCGTCAAACTATTCAATTAGGGCCATCACCATGACGTTATTCACAAGCAAAATGACGATCGAAGAACTGAACACACAACAGCTCGAACAACTTGCTGATAGCGATATGAGCAACGCTTTGACGATCCTTGCCTCTCATCCAGAAATAGACGTTGAGCGCATTCGCTTGCTTTGCCAGCTGGGCGAAATGAAAGCCTCCGAACTGGTCATAAGAGACGAGCACCTAGCTATTGCAACCTCTCTCACTTGGACCGAACGCCTAATGAAAGACGACATTAACTGGCTGGTGTTTGAGGCAACCATTAAGGGCCGAGCATTAAAGGTTTGGCAGTCAGTCGGTGGGTACTATCAGGCCGTATTAGTGAGCTTAGATAACTATCACCGTCAATTAGAGCTTGGCCGCATTCAAGACAGACAAGCCGCACAATTGGCCGCAGCCAGAATCGCGTTAAAGATCATTGATGGAGTCGAAGCGTAATGAAACGAATGAATGTAACTATGCAAAATGGGTCAGTCTCGATTGATGGCCGTTCTTTCACTGGCCGTAGCATTTGCATCATTGGTGACAAGGTGATTGTTGATGGCGTAGAGCAAGCCGGTGAGCTGGTAGGCGATATTCAAGTCAAAGTAGACGGTAACGTTGAATCGCTCCAGACGATTAGCGGTGATGTGGTAGCGAACGACATAGGCAGCGTTACAACAACCTCCGGTGATGTGGAATGCCAGAGTATTACTGGCAACGTAAAGACAATATCAGGTGATGTGAGAAGTCGTCAGATAGGCGGCTCAGTAAACACGGTTAGCGGCTCAATTAAACGGTAGGGATAGCGATGTTATTTAAACGAATCTTTGCCGTGTTCGTGCTGGTGGCCTGTTTGTTATTCATCGTGCCACCAATAGCCGAGATTTGCGGATTCATGAACCAAGCAACAGCTAGGGCCACGGTACTAACCGGCTTTTATTGCCTTTACGCGCTGGCCTTTATCTCGCTTATCCGTTCATACAATGGCAAGCGGTAATGGATGAATCAAACGTCATTGAGCTTAGAACGGACCTAGAGACTCCACCTAAGCAAGTATTCATCGAGAACCGGCAAACGCCACGGCATGACGAATGCCAGCATGTAAGGCTATCCATAGACCAAGCAACAGATACCGTTTGGTGCAAAGACTGTAACCAGAAACTTAGTCCTATGTGGGTACTCAACCGGATCGCAGAAAAACACAATCGTCTATACGGGAATTATTCAGAGGTCTACCGGAAAACAACCAAGGCCGTGAACATGAACCGTTGTAAGTGCGAGCATTGCAACAAAATGACTCGCATCATCAAGTCATAAGGGAACAAACATGAAAGTAGAATTTATCGAAGTCGGTGGCAATAACATGAGCTGGACTTCTGAACTTGAAGAACTGGACCACGACTCGCTATACAAGGCCGTCAAATCACGCGGTGCACTAATGAGCGAGGATATTGGCTTTAGATACAATGATAAAACAAAGACCGGTGTAATCGTGGTAGGCATGTTTAGAGCGGCGGGGCAATTCAAGGTAGTGGAGACGGAAGCATGATCATCACAGATAGCGATCAATGTAAGGCGGCCTTTAGCAGATTAAGCCATGCAGCGCTCATCGATGTAAGGGACGATGAAACATGTATCGTCAATGCTAGCGATTTAGTCATGATACTAATGGCCCTCACTTTTGAACGTGGGAACGTGTCAGAGCTACTTAACAAGGTTAGGGCAGCTGGTGGCGAAAGTAGTTAGAGACGCATTCTCTCAAGCAGAGTACGAGAAGAACTTAGCTAGAGGTGCAGAGTGTTGGATTCCAGTGTGTAGCCTAGAACCCTATGATGGCCCGTTCAAAGAGATAGACTTAACGCTGGACTGGTATTGCCCTCGATGCCGTCAAGAGGCATGCAAGCTTATACTGTCCAAAGACAAGGCGAGCTTAGATTGTCCTACCCGTTGGGAAGAATGCGAATACAGCTACAGCAATGCAGCTATACGCGATGCTAGAGAGATTTTTCTATCAAGTGGGTACGAATGGCCGTTAAGTCTAAAAGAGCTGTTAGCGTTCACCATAGGGCGCAAACGACAGTTCATTAAGGCAACCAAGCAACACATTAAGGATCTGCGCTTAGGGATTAAAGATTCAGAGAGTGAGATCATTGCCTTGCAAGCTCGATTCGAGGCCATCGATGGCTAAGGGTATAGGGCGAGGCTTTTGGGCCAGAAAGTATGATCGTATCTTCGATAGTCTAAGTCCCAATATGACTAAGAAAGAGTTTGAGAAACGCTACAGTGCAGTGAGTAGGGCGCTTGATAAGATGATTTGTGAAATACGTTTACAGTCGAAAGCGTCCACCAGCAAAAGAAAGCTTTAGTGTCGTTTCTTAGTATGTATAATCAAAGGGTAGATTCTTTAGAACTTCAATTTCATTTCCCCTAGCTTACTTTTTCGGGCTAGGGGTTTTTTTTGTCTCAAAATTAGGTATTATACGGCTTGTCGGATGTAGACAACCTGTTAATCTGGTCAGGAAAGGCGGTTGAGATACCCATGCTCCACCGCCAATTCTCTCTAGACGCACCAGTTGTAGCGCTGGTCGAGATTCCGAACGCTGATAATCCCAATATTTAGATTCCTAATATCAAAGAGCTAACCTTAACCGGTTGGCTCTTTTTTTTGGTTTGGTTTAATTGAGGATTGTTCGGAATGACAACTCCCGTAAGAGAAGCACAAAAAACCATGCTACCAGAGAAATAAAACCACAGGTAAAGCGCTGGTGGCTTCCACTCTTGAACAGGTATAGCGCGAACGTGTCGAACGGAGTAAATACCGGTACGGCTTGTTTGTTGAATACATCACCTAACCAGTGTGACACTCCACCAGCACCACAGCCGCACAGAATCGCTCCTATAATCGAGCTGGTGGCCGTTAATGGTCCAATAGGTATGATGGCTTTAGATGCGGCGAGCAAGTAGCCGTATATCGCGATAGCGAGCCAAATAGAAAGGGTATGTGTGATGGTCCTATGCGGGATTGTGCCAAACTCCAGCCTATCCGGTAAGTTGCCACAACTTATACAAGCCAAGGCCGCAATGGCCGAGTGTATCGGGCTAACATCGAGCAGCTGGATAGCTGGTAGCGGTGCGAACAGGATAGCACCGTAGGTATGGCCGACCTTATTCACTTGTATCTAAAAAATCACAGTACGCGTTAACGATAGCGCTCATTGCGACCGTTTGGTTGCGGTACTTCTTACTAATCTCATTGAACTGCGTAATGGTGTCAGGCTCTAGCCAAGGGCTGATAGGTCGCGTACCTATTAGGTCGCCCTCGCATACTTCTCGGTGCATCACCGGTAAGCAGTTTAGGTCCGTGTGGTTGATTGCCAGTTCGTAGAACTTGGTCAGTGTAACTCCAGACTCCAAAGCCATCTTGTAAGCCTTGTCATGCGCATAAAGAGAGATGCGCACTTGTAGCGGTAACATTCCCTTTTCCTTTTGTCTTTGGCGGTAACTCGCTTGTCGTCTTTTGCCTTTGGTTAGTTGTCGAAATTTATTTAGGTTCGCTGGATTCAAGGTGATCTTCCTTATCATTCAGCGTTTGTTTGGGTACGGGGTAGGAAGTCGCCAGCGGGGGTGTGGGTAACATATCGTGTCAAATCAATGTTAAAAGAAATCCACAGCGTTACTCGCTGGCGACGATGGAAATCATACACCGATTTTTTGAGCTGTAAATATGTTTAATGTCGCATTAGTGAAATGATTACTTTGCGCTCTATAGTGCGAATATCGCCGTTAAATAGTGCGTATTGGTGGCTTGTTTGGGTCATTGGTTAGCCGCTATCATTCCGAACGAGTTTTAAAATGTGGAGTGTGGTTAGTGGCTAAAATCGACTACGAACACCACCAACGAGAGTATGCGAAGCGGTTAGAGGAAAACCCAAAGCTCAAGGTGGCAGAGTATTGTGATGAGGTCGGTTTGAACTACGGCACGGCCAAGCGTTACATCAGCAAGAAAGCAGCAAAGGCCAAGGTTAGTTCAAAGATTGATTCAGCATCGAGCGCAAGAAAAAGCAAAGGAACGCGCCATGATTGGCATGCGCTTTTAAAAGAGTTTTTGGTGCGTGCTACGCAGAATCCGACTCTTTCAATGGTTGAGTATGCCGACGAAAAAGGCGTGAACAATGCGACATTGCGCCGCCAGTTTAAGGGCATGCGCGAATTACCCGAATTTGATCAGTTGTTTGATCTTTATGACGAACAAAAAGCGAAATATTCGCTAGTTGCGAACGACAAAAAATCAAAAAAGACAGGTGAAACAATACCGAGCGCGGCGGGGAGGAAAGCGCGAGCAGAGGTGCGATTAAATGAGATCGCGAAAAAAAGGGAAAATTCTGGTGCGAAAAATCGCAGTAGTGAGCAAACGGACCTAACCGAACCGCAGCATAGTTCCAAGGTAGGCCGACCGGTGATTCATGGCGGCTATATGGGTGCAGCTGGACTCACTAATGAATTGCTCAACATTCTTTCTGAGATAGATCCTCTCTCTATCAACAATGAATTGCTTTTGGCCCGTGCAAACTACATCACCATGCAAGGCAACATTCATGACCGCATCAACCGTTTACATGAAATGAAAGTAACCGGTGAGCCGCTTATGGATGGTGACGAAGAACTGGACATAGACAAGGCCATAGATCGATTGATGTATGGCTATGCGCCACGCTTACGCGAACTGGAAATGAGCATTACCCAATTTACCAAGGCCGAGAACAAGCGCTATATCGACCTACGTAAGCAAGAACAAGCTGAACTATTGATGCCTCATGTATTACCGGCAGAGCAGCAACGCATCATCATGCAAATGACTGAGCTAAGAACGCGCAATAACTGGACCGCTTTAGAGACGTGTCAAAACATCGAGGCGTTGGGTGCAGTACCGCCACCAGCTCTATTGCATGAAATGAAAGTTGAGATCGCCAATATTGAGCCAGAGATTGATGATGATGGCGTAGACGATAGCGAACTGGATGCCCTATTTGATGATTACGAAGTAGAGCCAGAGCAGCAACAAAGCTGGATTGATGATCGTCGCGAGGAAGTCGCAACGGCCATTCAACTAGCGGAAGATGCCGAGAACGGTGTCAACCAAGAACAAAACCTATCCCCCGTAGAAATCCAAAAAGAAGCCACGAAGCAACAAGCCTACGACGATCTCGATGAGACGGTCGCTGGCTTTGACGATATAGATAGCTTCGAGGTCTTAGGTGGCGAGAAAGATTAAGAGCATCACACAAGATGCTCGATATAAAGCCTTTGTAAAACGCTATCGATTCAATTGGGCCAAGCTGGCCGTTGAGTTGGTAGGGAAAAAGCCAAGCTGGCAACAGAGACAAATCATTGATAGTGCGCAGCGTATAGGCTCGCACACTTCTGTTAGTAGTGGTCACGGTACTGGTAAGTCAGATATGACCAGTATCATGATCCTTTGTTACATGCTGACCTTTCCAAAGGCCCGTGTTGTGTTGGTGGCGAACAACGCAAGACAGGTCCAGATTGGTGTCTGGAAATACTTAAAGGATAACTGGACCGAGATCATTAAACGCAAGCCGTGGCTTGATAAGTATTTCACACTGACAGAGACGGCCTTTTTTGAAAACTCCAAGAAAGGTATATGGCAAACCAGCGCGAAGTCGTGCCGTATTGGTAACGAGGAAGCACTTGCGGGGGAGCACGCTCGCCACTTGTTTATCATTGTGGATGAGGCATCAGGTGTTAGTGATAAAGCGTTTGGTGTCCTTACTGGTGCACTGACAGAGACAGATAACCGCATTCTATTGCTATCGCAGCCAACTAGACCGGCTGGTTTCTTCTATGATACGCACCACTCATTATGTGAGCCTCGCGGTGAATGGCGAGCCATTAAGCTTAACTCGGAAGAATCACCGTGGGTAACGGTCAAATTCATTCTATCCAAGCGCTTGCAATATGGTGGCCGTGAGTCGCCCGAATACCTCATTAAAGTACGTGGTGAGTTCCCCGCAACCGTGGCCGGTATGTTACTTGGCCGTGATGCGTTGGACCGTGCAGCCAAGCTCGATCTTGAAATGCCCGATGGTTGGGGCTGGGTGGCCCTTGTGGACGTTGGTAATGGTCGAGACAGATCCATACTCAATATCTGTAAGGTATGGGGTCAACGAATGGAGCGGGTCGTTAAGTGCGTTAAGTTGCTGGAGCAGCCAAGCACGGTTGATCCGGTCCGGTTCGCTGACATTATCCATGCAGAGTGTCGCAATGAGCTGTACCCAAACATAACAATCGCGGTCGATAGTGACGGCGTGGGTTATGACACGGCCACTTGTCTTGAGCGTTACGGCCATCGTGTCCAGCGCATCAGGTGGGGTAAGAAAATGCACTCCACCAGCGATAAGCAAAGATTCTTTAACCAACGCGCCTATGCAAACGTAATGAGTCGTGATGCTATCAACCAAGGCCGTATGCAGATAGACAGGAACATCAAAACCGCCGAACAGGGCAGTAAGATACCTTGTGCTATCAACGAAGTGGGCCAGTGGGTGATGATGCCTAAGCCGATGATGAAAGAGAAACTGAACATCGCATCACCGGACCGCTGGGATACGTTCTGTTTCTCTCAGCTGGTGGACTACATACCGCATGAAATGGAAATCACAACCGATATGCTTGAGCAACATAGTGCAATGGAACAATGGGTGAAAGAGGCGCTAGATAGTGATGATGCTTAATCGTTGGTGACAACTTTTAAGAGAAAAGGTAAAGAATGGTTTTTATGATGAATAATAATTAAAAAACCAACAGGCAAATAAATGCCCGAACCAACAGGAACGGGCATTTATTTTTTCAAGTTATTACATGGTGATATAACGCCCTGCTAAGGTGTGAGCAACGCAATACGATGCCGCCGTATTGCACCTTAATCACATTCTTTCTGGCATTAGCGCATACTAAAAATGCCACGCGTTTCGTATCACTCTTAAACACTTTGTTAGTGTTTTATATTTATTATTTAGTTAACTAAACCGTCGAACTGCGAACGGGGTTTGTTAATGTTATCGCTCTTTAACTTCTTACGGGCTTCTCTAACGAGTTCTAGTTCTGCATCGTCATAGATTTGGGCCTTTATATCTAGGATGGTTTGTAGCGGTACAACCTCATCGTAGATAGAGCGAGAATCAGCGCCAGTGTTATCAATGATATTAATATCCGAATCTAAACATGAACGGTGTCTAATGATAATCAAACCGCCGGAGTTAACATGCGTCTTGGCCGCTGGTAGTGTTCTTGACGGGTTCGCTGGGTCGCGGTGACGGCATATCGCGATCACATCACGATGCTCAAATGAACGGCGCTTAAACTTCTTATCAGGGTTGTTGTCGTAGTAGTCCAGCTCAACTTGACCATTAACGATTAGATCTTCAAGTCGGCTTCTTTCTTCTTCTGGTAGGTCGTATCGGAGTTGAGATTCAATGTTCCTCATCCTCGCCCTTACCATTTTAGCGATCTGCTTTCCTGTAACGGTGCGTGTGCTTGCTGTTTTGTTTATCGTCAGTGTTATCTTTCTCGCGTCATAAATGATGGTCGGTTCTCTAAAGATTAGTGAGCTAGAATCGAAGTATTGCGGCGCTCTCTCTAAGAGTTCCTTATTGGCTTTCTTAACATCATCTATGTAGTTGATTAGGCGGGTTGTCGTATTCCCGCGTTTGGCTATACATACTATTCGTTGCAGTGTTTCGCCATTTTCATCTTTTTGCTGTAGATCCTCCGTAAAAGTAGCGCGATGTAGCAAGGCTTTTTTCAACCTATCGTCAGCAATTTGCTTTGCCGCCAACAGGCCATTAAGCGTGTCTATATCGATCGCTGGAGGTGTCGTCTTTTCATTTTGCATTTATAAACTCCAGTCATGGTCAAAGGTATTTTTAAAGGTTAGTTTTCATGACAGAAAAGTAACGTTTAAAGTCTTAATTACCTTTGTTCTATAAGGATACTTGCTTTTTGTTCGGAATTGAATATTCCGAAAGAATAATCTTTAACTAATACTTGAGTATTTGTTTCGGTTATGTCGTGGGGGATCTCAAAAATGAAATAAGGGATATAAAAATGCCGCTATGAAAGCGGCAAATGTGCAAAGGTTTTACTAAAGAGAAAGCTGGATATGCTCAGTGATTGCGTCCAGCGAAAAGTGTAGGGCATGCTCCTTGTGTTCGTTCCATAGATAAAGCCAGCAAGCCTGTGTCAATCCATTTGTTTGGTAATCGTGCTGCTCCAAGATGCGATCTAACACATCAGCTGGTAGCAACTCATTAAGCCTTATGTTTTTAGTCATTTATCCAGCCTATTTATTTGGGTGGTATCCATAATGTGACTAGAACCACCATTGAAAGCGCGGTTATTATTATTTGTCTCAGTAACCGTTTGCAATAGAGTCACTGAAATTTGTAAATCCCCTCAAATTGATAAAATTGGTTAGCGCACTCGTTTGCTGTGCAATTATATCTTTCACGTATCGCTTTCTAAACGTGACGATGTAACAAGTAACGCTAAGGCGGCATTCTAGGGCTGTTCTACTTGGAAAATCAAGAAAAGTGTGTTTTAGTTTCCGTTCTACCTAGAACGGAAACTAAATATACTGTCAAATCATAGTAAATTCCTGTTCAGTTTCCGGTTAAGTGATTGAAAAATAAGGAAAAGGTATTTTCAAGCCTATTAGTGCTGTTAACGGGTCAAAAATGAGGTATTCCGTTGGAATATGGGTCAATTTTGTCTGGTCGGTGGATCGACCACATATAGGCCCGTGCTACAGCATCGCGTAACAATATATTTACGCATTTTGTAAACATATTAATACAAAAGCACTTTTTCTTATTTCGTGTCATTTTTGTGATCTTGGTACAAATGAAATAAAAAGCAGGTTTACCTTTTGGCTGTAATTTGTTGAACGGCCCTTGAAGTGATTGACGGTTTTAGTTCCGAAACTCTTGCCAGTTCACACACTGATAGCATATTATTCATTCCGAACAAACAAACAAAACAATCGGAAATGGAATCAGCAATATGACTATAGACTTACTGGAGGCGGCTAACCGTCGTGCTCTAGCAAGGCAGAGGATAGGGGATGATTATCTCAGGCTGGCTACAGAATCGCTCCATGAGTTGATTATTGAATGTGGCGGCCAGAGCCAAGCGGCACAATTAATCTCCCTGTTCTATGGCCGTTCGACTGTCCAAGGGACGGTGAGTAAAGCACTTCAAGGTAAACCGGTAAAGATTCGCGACCAGCTGCGCTTTGCCATTCATCAGTTAACGTGCATGGACCAATCCACCAGCGCTTTAAGAGCATTGATTAATGAATTGGGCGTGCTACCTGTCTATCACGACATAATGCTGGTCGATGGCGAATACGCGTTTTACGTTGGCGTAAACATGGTGGCTGGAAAGGTGAGAGTTGAAGCTATCCAGAACCAGAAACTTATTAGCACTACATTAGACAAAGTGGAGTTTATCTAATGGCATCATTACCTGTTCGCAATATGCAGGAACTACAGACCATCTTGAGCATGATGGATCAAAAGAACCCGCTAATCTCTATGATGTTAGAGTTCGAAGTCCGTACCGGTTTGCGTAACTGTGACGTTGGCGCAATCACGTTCCCGCAAGTCATGATTAATGGCGTTGTGAAGTCGTCATTTACTGTGGTCCAGTCGAAAGGCTACCGCATGCGCACTAACCGCGTGAAAAATCCAATGTCAGAAAAGGCCGCCAAACAGGCGAGCCAACTAACTATTACCATTAACGAAGAACTGGCCGATCTGATTAAACAGATCCACCACGTTAACGGTAAGCACAAACTCATGTTCCAATCTACACACCATCACGCCAAAGTTGG